ACCAGCTGTTGCTGAAGAACCACTATTCGAACTCAACCCTGAAGTACCGTTTGTACCAGTTGAACCACTTGAACCAGAAGAACCTGAAGTTCCTGAAGATTTACTTAATGCTGATTGACCATCAGTTCCTGAAGTTCCAGTTGAACCACTTGATCCAGATGTACCAGATGTATCACTTGTAGCAGAAACACCATCTGTACCTGAAGTACCTGATGTACCAGCTGTTGCTGAAGAACCGCTTAGTCTTGACAAACCTGAAGTACCGATTGTACCTGATGTAGCTGAAGAACCTGAAGTTGCTGATGAACCACTATTTGCGCTAACACCTGATGTACCAGCAGTACCTGTAGATCCAGAAGAACCTGAAGTTGCTGAACTACCACTTAATGCGCTAGCCCCTGAAGTTCCAGCCGAACCACTTGAACCTGAAGTTGCTGATGTTCCAGCTGAACCAGAACTTGCTGATAGACCTGAAGACCCTGCGGTTCCTGAAGTTGCTGATGTACCAGCCGAACCTGAACTACCGCTTAATGCTGAGCTACCTGATGTACCAGTTGTACCACTTGTAGCTGAACTACCGCTTGTTGCAGATGATCCGCTATTAGCCGATAAACCTGAAGTACCATTTGTACCAGTTGATCCTGAAGATCCACTTGATCCAGATGTACCTGAAGATCTACTTAAACCTGATTGACCATCAGTTCCTGATGTACCTGTAGAACCACTTGATCCAGAAGTTCCTGAAGTATCACTTAACGCTGATTGACCGTCCGTACCTGAAGTACCTGATGTACCAGCTGTTGCTGAAGACCCACTTAATCTACCCAATCCTGAAGTACCATTTGTACCTGAAGTCGCTGATGAACCACTTGTTGCTGAGCTACCAGAGTTTGCACTAGCACCTGAAGTACCAGCAGAACCTGTTGATCCTGAAGAACCAGAAGTCGCAGAAGAACCTGCGCTACCACTTAACGCTGAACTACCAGAAGTACCTGTTGTTCCAGAAGTAGCAGATGAACCTGCGCTCCCCGAAGATGCGCTCAATCCTGAGCTACCAGCTGTTCCTGAAGTAGCAGAGCTACCTGAAGTTGCCGAAGATCCGCTTAATTGAGATAAACCATTTGTACCAGCAGTACCAGTTGTACCAGAAGATGCTGATGTACCGCTTGAACCACTATTTGCAGCTAAACCTGAGGTACCATTTGTACCAGAAGTTGCTGATGAACCAGAAGAAGCTGAAGTTCCTGAAGAAGCAGATGCTCCTGAAGATCCATTAGAACCTGATGAACCTGCGGTTCCTGAAGTTGCCGATGAACCAGAAGATGAACTTAATCCTGAAGACCCTGCGGTTCCAGAAGTTGCTGAAGTACCCGCTGAACCACTCAATGCAGAACTACCAGATGTACCTGTTGTACCTGAAGTTGCTGATGAACCAGAAGTTGCTGAAGAACCCGAGTTAGCGCTTAGGCCTGACGTACCATTTGTACCAGTTGATCCTGAAGATCCGCTAGAACCAGATGTACCACTTGATTTACTCAATGCAGAAGCACCATCAGTTCCTGAAGTACCAGTCGATCCTGAAGAACCAGATGTACCTGAAGTATCACTTAAAGCAGATTGACCATCAGTACCTGAGGTACCCGATGTACCAGCTGTTGCTGAAGAACCAGACAATCTTGATAAACCTGAAGTACCATTTGTACCTGAAGTAGCAGAAGAACCAGACGATGCCGAAGTTCCTGAGGAAGCTGAAGCTCCTGAAGAACCAGCTGATCCAGCTGAACCTGATGTTCCAGCTGTTGCTGAAGAACCACTTGAAGCACTTAAACCTGAAGATCCAGCTGTTCCTGAGGTAGCCGAACTACCTGAAGTTGCTGAAGATCCGCTTAATGCACTTAAACCACTCGTACCATTTGTACCTGAAGTAGCTGAACTACCAGACGATGCTGATGTTCCTGAAGATGCCGAAGCTCCTGAAGAACCTGATGATCCCGTAGAACCTGCGGTTCCTGATGTTGCTGAACTACCAGAACTTGCACTCAACCCTGATGAACCTGCGGTTCCAGAAGTTGCTGAAGATCCTGATGTTGCTGAACTACCACTATTTGAAGATAATCCTGATGTACCGTTTGTACCTGATGTAGCTGAGCTACCTGATGTACCTGATGAACCAGAACTATTACTATTTCCACTCGAACCTGCGGTCCCTGAAGAAGCTGAACTTCCTGAAGAACCTGATGTACCGCTAGTCGCAGATGATCCACTTGTAGCAGATGATCCCGAATTAGCAGCCAATCCTGAGGTACCATTTGTACCTGAAGTTGCTGATGAACCAGATGATGCCGAAGTTCCTGAAGAAGCTGAAGCACCTGAAGAACCATTAGAACCAGTTGAACCTGATGTACCGCTTGACGCTGATGTACCTGAAGAAGCGCTTAAACCTGAACTTCCAGCTGTTCCTGACGTAGCAGAGCTACCTGAAGTTGCTGAAGAACCACTATTTGAACTCAATCCCGAAGTACCGTTTGTTCCACTTGTAGCAGAAGAACCAGAACTTGCAGATGTACCTGAAGAAGCTGAAGCGCCTGAAAAACCAGCTGATCCACTTGTACCTGAAGTACCTGAAGAAGCTGAACTTCCAGATGATGCACTTAAACCAGAACTTCCAGCCGTTCCTGAGGTAGCGGAGCTACCTGAAGTTGCTGAAGAACCCGAGTTAGCGGCCAACCCTGATGTACCATTTGTACCTGAAGTAGCTGAACTACCAGACGATGCTGATGTTCCTGAAGAAGCTGACGCACCACTTGACCCAGCTGAACCTGAAGATCCTGAGGTCGCAGAAGTTCCTGAAGAACCAGCTGAACCCGAACTACCTGAATTAGCAGCTAAACCTGAAGTACCATTTGTACCTGAAGTAGCTGAACTACCAGACGATGCTGATGTTCCTGAAGAAGCGGAAGCCCCTGATGAACCAACAGAACCTGTTGAACCTGAAGTTCCACTTGTTGCTGAAGACCCAGCAGAAGAACTTAAACCTGAAGATCCAGCCGTACCACTTGTAGCAGAGCTACCTGAAGTTGCTGATGAACCACTATTACCTGATAAACCACCAGTACCATTTGTTCCTGAAGAACCAGAAGATCCTGATGTAGCTGAAATAGCTGAAATACCATCAGCACCATCAACCCCACTTGAACCTGAAGTTCCTGATGAACCAGATGTTTTACTTGAACCAGCTAAACCACTTGTACCTGTTGTACCCGAAGTTGCTGATGAACCACTTGTTGCTGAAGACCCTGAATTAGCTGATAAACCACTTGTACCAGCTGTTCCTGAAGTTGCAGATGAACCAGATGATGCTGATGTTCCTGAAGATGCTGATGCCCCTGATGAACCTGATGTACCAGCTGTTCCACTTGTAGCTGAAGAACCTGATGTTGCAGATGTACCTGAAGAAGCTGAAGCTCCACTTGAACCTGCCGAACCACTAGTTGCAGATGTACCTGAAGAAGCTGAACTTCCAGATGATGCACTTAAACCAGAACTTCCAGCCGTTCCTGACGTTGCAGACGAACCAGAAGAAGCCGAAGAACCCGAATTAGCAGCTAAACCTGAGGTACCGTTTGTACCTGAAGTTGCTGATGATCCTGATGTAGCTGAACTACCGCTTAAAGCAGAAGCCCCACTTGTACCTGATGAACCTGAACTACCTGATGTAGCTGAAGTACCTGAAGTTGCTGATGAACCACTATTTGCACTCAAACCTGAGGTACCGTTTGTACCTGAAGTCGCTGACGAACCCGATGATGCACTTAAGCCTGAAGAACCAACCGTACCACTTGTTGCAGAGCTGCCTGAAGAAGCTGACGCTCCTGATGAACCATTAGAACCTGAAGTAGCAGAGCTGCCTGAAGTTGCTGATGATCCTGAGTTTGCTGATAAACCAGAAGTACCATTTGTACCTGTAGAACCAGCTGTTCCTGAAGAACCTGAAAATTGACTTAAACCTGACGCACCAGCAGTACCATTTGTACCAGTTGATCCTGAAGAACCGCTTGATCCAGATGTTCCTGAAGTTGATGATAAATTACTATCCCCACCAATACCTGATGTTCCAGTTGAACCCGAACTACCTGAGGTCCCTGATGTTGATGATAAATTACTTTCACCATCTATACCTGAAGTACCATTTGATCCACTTGACCCTGATGTACCTGAAGAAGAACTATCACCACTTATACCTGAGGTTCCATTGGAGCCGTCAGCTCCTGAAGAACCGTTTGTTCCAGTTGAACCTGATTCACCTGACAATCCAGATGTACCATAAGACCCATCATTTCCTGAAGATCCATCAGACCCAGTTGACCCAGACGTACCTGATTGACCAGATGTGCCATAAGACCCATCATTTCCTGAAGATCCATCAGACCCAGTTGATCCTGATTCACCTGACAATCCAGATGTACCAAAAGAACCATCAACACCTGATAAACCCGATGTACCGTCTGATCCAGAGACACCTGAAACACCGTTAACACCATTTAAACCTGAAGAACCATCACTACCATTTGAACCTGACTCCCCACTTCGACCATTTGAACCAAAGGAACCATAAACTCCTGAAGAACCATCTGTTCCATTACTACCAGATTCACCTGAAACACCTGAAGTCCCATTGGAACCATTATTTCCTGAAGATCCATCGGATCCTGTAGAACCACTTTCACCACTTAAACCTGAAGTTCCAAAACTACCATCATTTCCTGAAGAACCGTCAGTACCTGTACTACCAGATTCCCCTGATTGACCAGATGTTCCGAAAGAACCATCTAAACCACTCGATCCGTCTGTTCCAGTTGACCCAGATTCACCACTTATACCTGAGGTTCCGTTGGAACCATTATTACCACTACTACCATCTGTACCTGTTGAACCAGATTCACCAGATTGACCTGAAGTTCCAAAGGAACCATCGTTTCCTGAAGATCCATAAGTACCATTTGATCCAGATTCACCACTTATACCTGAGGTTCCGTTGGAACCTGAAACACCTGATGTACCATCAACACCATCAACACCATCAACACCATTTGTACCACTTGATCCTGATTCTCCGCTTATACCTGAAGTTCCGTTGGAACCATTATTACCACTAATACCATCTGTACCAGTTGATCCGCTTTCACCAGATTGACCACTTGTACCAAAACTACCATCGTTTCCTGAAGATCCATCGGATCCAGTTGAACCAGACGTACCAGATTGACCTGAAGTTCCAAAACTACCGTCAGCTCCTGAAGAACCATCTGAACCTGTTGAACCAGACGTACCAGATTGACCTGAAGTTCCAAAACTACCGTCAGCTCCTGAAGAACCATCTGAACCTGTTGATCCAGACTCACCTGACAACCCTGAAGTTCCAAAACTACCATCAACACCTGATAAACCCGATGTACCATCTGATCCAGAGATACCAGAACTACCATCAACACCATTTAAACCAGAAGTACCAGTTGAACCGCTTTCACCTGAAACGCCACTTGTACCAAAAGAACCATCGTTTCCTGAAGATCCATCGGATCCAGTTGAACCGCTTTCACCTGATTGACCTGAAGTTCCAAACGATCCGTCATTTCCTGAACTACCGTCAGATCCTGTACTACCTGACTCTCCACTTACACCTGAAGTTCCATTGGAGCCATTATTACCACTACTACCATCTGAACCAGTTGAACCAGATTCACCTGATAAACCAGATGTTCCGAAAGAACCATCAGCACCCGATAAACCGTCTGTGCCAGTGCTACCACTTTCACCGCTTATACCTGATGTACCAAAAGATCCATCATTTCCTGAAGACCCATCGGATCCTGTAGACCCGCTTTCTCCACTTATACCTGAAGTTCCGTTGGAACCAGAAACACCACTTATACCTGAAGTTCCGAAGGAACCATCAACACCACTTATACCTGATGTACCATCAACACCATCAACACCATCAACACCATTTGTACCTGAAGTACCAGAAACCCCTGATGTACCATAAGATCCGTCATTTCCTGATGAACCATCACTACCTGTACTACCACTTTCTCCACTTACACCTGAAGTTCCGAAGGAACCATCAGCACCACTTTCGCCTGAAGTTCCTGTGGATCCAGATTCCCCTGAAACCCCTGAAGTTCCAAAAGAACCATCATTTCCTGAAGAACCATCAGAACCTGAAGAACCTGATGTTCCTGACTCACCTGAAGTACCGTAAGAACCACCTAAACCTGAATAACCTGAAGTACCAGCGGTACCAGATGTACCTGCTAATAAAGGTGAATAAGAATATTCACCAGTAACTGAATTAAACGACACGAAATAGTTTGGTGAACTATTTTGGGTCATACCAGTAACAAATAATTGATTTAATGTATAAATACCCTTAAGATCTTGGGTATTTTCCCACTGAAGCGTGGAGTTATTCCAAACTAGAATATCCCCTTCATTGGGGCCAGCGCCAGCTATTACAACGTCTGATAGATCATCTATACCTAGATTTTCTATAACGTCCTTTATATTTTGGAAGTTAGCGTCTAATTCCGCGTAGGATAGCGCCCTTCCTAGATCATCCCTAAGATAAATTGTTACTGTTGCCATTTATATATACGTTAGTTTAAACATACTAACATATAAATAGTACTAAAACTCAATAAGGCAACAGTAACAAGCTTTTTTTTATTATTTTTTTTACTCGGTAATACTCACGTTTATTTTTTCAGCCTTAGTATTATAGGTTATAACTATTTTACCAGATTTAGGCATTTGTTTACGTAACATTTCATCAGAAATCGGATCTTCAATATATTTTTGTATGGTTCTTTGGATCTCTCTTGCACCATATAATTTATTAAAACCTTTTTCTAAAATAAAATCTTTAGTTTTTTTATCAATTTTAACAGTAAAGCCAATTTCTTTTAAATGATTCTCAAAATCTTTTAATTGTAAATCAATGATTTTAATCACATCATCTTGTGTTAAGTAATTAAAATAGACAATCTCATCCAAACGATTAATAAATTCTGGTTTAAAAGTTTTCTTAAGATTTTTTTCAATAATACTTTTTGAATTAGTATTAGACTCAGTTTCAGAATCGCTAAAACCTATCTTTGTACCAAAATCTTGAACTTCTTTTAAACCAATATTTGATGTCATTATAATAATGGTATTTTTAAAGTTAATTTTTCTACCATTAGCATCAGTTAAGAAACCTTCATCCAATAATTGTAGCATCACATTAAAAATATCTGGGTGAGCCTTTTCAATTTCATCGAATAAAACCAAGGAGTATGGTTTATTCTTAACCTTTTCGGTTAATTGACCACCTTCGTTATACCCAACATAACCTGGGGGTGCTCCAATTAATTTACTAATGTTAAATTTTTCGGAATATTCTGACATATCAACACGAATAATCGCATCCTTTGAACCAAAAACTTTTTCAGCTAAACATTTCGCTAACTCTGTTTTACCAACTCCAGTTGGTCCGATAAATAAAAATGAGCCGATTGGTTTAGATTGTTTCCTAATACCAGTTCTGTTTCTTTTAATTGAAGAAACAACTTTATCAATTGCATCCGACTGACCAATAACACAATTAGCTAACTCACTATCCATTGATAATAACTTTGATATTTCATTCTCAGACACTTTACTAACAGGTATACCTGTCATCATTGACACTACTTCTGAAATCATATCATCTGTCACAATATTTCTTTTATCGTTAATCGATAATTTCCAACTTGAATTTTCTTTATCCAATTCAGTGAGAATCTTTTTTTCCTGATCACGAAGTTGAGCCGCTTGTTCAAAGTTCTGTGTTTTAACAACCTGTTGTTTTTGATCTTTAATTTCTTTTAGCTTGGCTTCAAGATCTTTGATTTTTTGTGGTGCTTTAACAGCAACCTGTGTTCTAGACCCAGCTTCATCCATAATATCGATGGCTTTATCAGGGAACTCTCTATTTGTAATGTAACGGTCAGCTAATGTAATAATTTCATCAATAGCCTCTTCAGTATAAGTTACTTTATGAAAATCCTCATATTTTTCCTTAATATTCATAAGGATTTCTTTTGTCTCACCCAATTGTGGTGGGTTAACCATAACTTTTTGGAACCTACGATCTAAAGCACCATCTTTTTCAATATGTTCACGATACTCATCAAGAGTAGTAGCACCAATACATTGTAGTTCTCCACGAGCCAACGCTGGTTTAAAAACATTTGCGGCATCCAAAGAACCAGATGAGTTACCAGCACCAACAATTGTATGCAGTTCATCGATAAATAAAATTACATTAGGATTATCTTTAGCCTCATCAACAATAGCCTTAATCCTTTCTTCAAATTGACCACGATATTTTGTGCCAGCAACAAGTGAAGTCATATCTAATGTTACGACACGTTTGTTCATTAATGGTCTTGGGCAATCACCATTAGCAATTTTAATCGCTAAGCTTTCAGCAATTGCAGTTTTACCAACACCTGGATCACCAATAAGGATTGGGTTATTTTTCTTTCTTCTTGTTAAGATTTGACAAACTCTTTCAACTTCTGATGCACGCCCAATAACAGGATCTAACTTACCTTCTTGTGCTAATACCGTTAAATCACGACCAAAGTTATCCAATGTCGGTGTTTTTGACTTAATGTTTTTATTAGCCTCATTTAATGGTTTTCTATCTCTAGGTAATTCATCATCATTAGAAAACACACTTGCTTGTGGGGTTGATAACTGTTTAATTTTTTTAGCGATAAATGTTTTTGTTAAACCATATTCTTTAAAAAGTTTAACAATAGCATTTTCTTTCTCCATTGAAATAAGAAAGAAAAGTTCAACTGTAATGTAATCAGTCGGTTTTTTCCTTAAAATACATTCTTTTATTATTTCCTGTAATTCTGGTTCAAAAGGTAATATACCATCTTGTTTACCACTAGATGAGTCCGATAACCTTTTATTGATATCATTTAAATCATTAACCATGACATCGAAATCCAATACCTTGTTTTTAACAACTTCATATATCATATTTTCGGTAGTAAGTATACCGAAAATAACATGCTGTAACCTAAGCATTGAATCATCATACTTAACCGCTACGGATTGGCCTCTAGTAAAGGCGCTTCTTAATTCGTTTGTCATTCTTTCTTTCATGTCTGAATATATATATTTCACGCAAAGATAGGAATAATCTTGACATAACCAAACTTTTTTCTTACTTTTGTTAAAAATAAATATTATGGAAAAAACAACAATCTATTTTAAAGACGGTAATTTTATAGAATATTCTAATTATGACGGGAATAATGCTGTCTCTATGATTAGTGGAGACCATTTAATCGTAACAACAAAATCAACAGAAGAGACTGAAAATGGGCCATTTATCATTAATAATACCGTAATCTATAACCTAGATACGGTAAAAAACTTTGTAAAAATAACACCAACAAAAAAATTTAATATCGAAGAAAATGTCAGTAACAAGTAAACAGTATTTGGGTGAGAACGTAGTAGTTTCGTATGAAAGCTCAAACATTAAAGAAGGTAAGTACAACACCAACACTAAAAAACTACAGGTAACATTTAATAATGGTGCAATATATGAATACGATGATGTACCCCATGAAACTTTTGCTGCTATGAATTTAGCGGAAAGTCAGGGTAAATACTTCAACACAAATATCGCAAAATCATTCACTTATAGAAAACTTTAATATATGTACGTTGATATACGCCACGAATCAAGAGCTAACATAACTTTCCATAATATGGCAAAGGTTTCCATACGTGGTAACCAGAATTATTTAGTTAAATGGTACTATAACAACGAGTTTTTCGGTGAAATGCCTTTAAACGGTGGAACATGGGGAGCTTATCCGATGAATGAGATAGGTCATTGGAGAGTAGAATTTTGGCAAGAAAATAAGTTAATCTATACCTATACCAATATTCTGGAAAAAAATAATATCCTTATATTATTCGATAATGATGGTAATGACTTTGGTAAATTTGCTAGAAAAGTTAAAGAATATTCCGATGATATATCGAATAAGTTTGGCTGTAACGCCTTTGTCTTCTTTAAAAATTCAGAATTATGTGATTTTACCGATCATAAGGGTATACCATTAAGATTAAATGATGATATTAACAGCTTTAAAATTATTTATAACAAAACATTATAATGGATAATTTAATTAAAATATACGAAAACGCTATCCCCAGAGAAGTTTGTGATTTTATTATAAACGAATTTGAAACATCTAAAAACCAAACTGAAGGTATTAGTGGTGCTGGTGTCAATAAACTCGTTAAATCCTCAACAGATTTGATGATTCATTTGAATTTAGATAACCCAAACTGGGTTTATATCTATGACTATTTAAGAGAAAATTTATTAGGTAATTTGGTCGATTATATCGAACAAAACACTTTTATGACAATTACAGGTGGATTTGCGTCAAAAGCTTCTGCTGTAAGAACAGCTCAATCTTGTTATATGGCTGGTAATAACGGTCAACCACATATGCAAATGCAAAGATACATTGATGATCAAGGTTACTATGCTTGGCATCATGAAAATGAAGGTGGTACAACCGCTAAAAGAGAATTGTTTTTCATTTATTATTTAAATGATGTTGATAACGGTGGTGAGACAGAATTCAAGTTTAACCCAAAAAAGGTAAAACCAGAAGCTGGTAAATTAGTTATAGCCCCAGCTTTATGGACACACAAGCATCGTGGTAACCCACCACAAAATGGGCAATACAAATATATTATCACGGGTTGGATCGAAAAAAAGGATGAACACTATATTTCTGAGGAATTTGAGGAAGATTACCTAATTTAACTGAAAATAGAGATATTTATCTCATATGGACAATATTTTAAAAAGTTTTACTATCCAACCTAGTTTATATTCGGATATTTGGGAAAACCCATCATCTGATAATTTTAATGAGATAAAACTTAAAAAAGAAATTAGAGAACGTTTAATTGCGATAGGAAAAGATTTTATTGAAAGTCTTAGTATTGATAGTTTTGCTATCGAGGATATTTTGTTTGTTGGTAGTTTAGCTAATTATAACTGGTCAGAATATTCTGATATTGATTTACATATTGTTATAGACAAAAAAGCTGTTAATGATGATAATATTTTAGTTGATGAATTTTTTACAGCTAAAAAAGAGTTATACAATTTAAAACATGATATAAAAATCAAAGGTTTTGACGTTGAATTATATGTACAAGATGTTGAAGAAGTTTTAGATGCAGCTGATGGTATATATAGCATACTCTATAGTAAATGGAGAAAAGAACCAAGCAAAGAAAAACCAGAAATAAATAAAAAAGATATTGTTAAAAAAGTAAGAGAGTTTGATAAAAAATTAACGGATATTGCTAATGAAAAGGATGCGGATGCCAAAATTTTAAAACTAAAAAAACTAAAAGAAAAAATCAGAGCTTACAGAAAAAGCGGTTTAAATGCAACTGGCGAGTTTAGTACTGAGAATTTAGTTTTTAAATATTTAAGAAGATCTGGGTATATGGATAGATTAGCTGATATGGGTATTGATGTCAAAGATGAATTTTTATCCCTAGAAAATATAGGGTATTGATATTTTACTTTTTTTGCTTATATTTATAAGAAGAATAATTATTTTAAATAACTAAGATATGAAACCAATAGGTTCTGAAAAAATAGAAAACGTAGACGATAAATTAGCTAGGATCTTAGAGATCGCTGGTATTAAAAAAGAATTGGTGAATGAAAGCACACCAACTCTTGGTCACTTGTCTAGTGTATTGCACGAAGCTTTAGCGTCTAACGGTACTGAATATGGTATCGTACAAGAAGAAAAACACGTTTACATTAAATCTAAAAATGAAAACGGTGGATATGATTATTTAACGGGTGTTCAAAATATCCACGAACATTCTTACAAATCATATGCGGATGCTTTAAAGCATTTAAACATGATGTTTAGAGAAATTAACGAATCTGTTGATTTTAAAGAAAACATTGATGTTTTAAAAAAAAAAGTATAACCGAGCGTTATATCCTAAAACTTAAAAACACTGGTTCCGCACCAGCAGCTGATACAATGGCTGATATGGGTGTGGATACAACAACTGCGCCAGCAGAAGAACCAGCTGATTTAGCCACAGATTTTTCAAGCGAAACACCCACCGATGCGGGCGTTGACACAACAGCTGATCCAGGAATGGACGCAACAGCTATGCCAGCAGAAGACCCAGCACAAGAAACAGGTGTTGAAAACGTTGATGAACCCATCTTAAAAACGGTTCAAAAACTTACTGGTAAGTTAACCCAAAAAATGAGAGATGGTGCCCAGGAATTAGAGTCAAAAGATTATAAATACGTTGTTAATTCAATTTTATCCGCAATCGATATGACGAAGATAACAGAAGAGGATATGAACGACATGTTAAATAAACTCCAAAACAAAGATTCCGAAGATACAACAGAAGCTGAACCAGGTGCCGAAGAAATGGCTCCAGAAGAACAACCAGTTCAAGAACAACCAAGACGATTTAAAAAATCAGTTATAGACGAATTCCTAAGTACTTTAGGTAGATAAATAAAATCCCCGAAAGGGGATTTGTTTTTTTAAAATATTTTTACTATTATTGTACAATAAGTATAAAATGATAGTAGGTATTTTAGGAAAAAAACGTTCGGGTAAAGATACAACAGGCGATTACCTTGTTGCTAATAAAAATTTTGTAAAATATAGTTTTGCTAACCCAATTAAACGTGGGGCTATGGAGTTGTTCGGTTTTACCGAAGAACAAGTTTTTGGTGATGCTAAGGATGAAATTGACCCAACCTGGGGAATTACACCAAGATTAGTTTTACAAATAATGGGTACTGAGGTGTTTCAATACGATATGCCAAAGTATATACCAGAATTACAAGCATTTGGTCGTGGTTTCTGGGTTAAACGTTTTGAGCAATGGTATGAACAAAACAGACATTTAGATGTTGTTATTTGCGATGTAAGATTTCAGCACGAAGTTGATTCTATATTAAAAATGGGTGGTGCTATTTGGTCTGTAAATCGTCCAAATTTAACTGGTGGTGATGAGCATGCGTCTGAAAAAGAAATGGATTTAATTACTGGCATAACATCTGAGATAATAAACGATCGTACCTTACATGATTTGTACGATAAGATTGATAATCAATTAAATGATTTACGAAAATCCGTTAGCTGAGATACTATCAGTACATAAGTTTAAAGTTAATAGGGCTACGGCTGAAATGTTATGTTACACTTTTAACAAAGAAGTTAAATGTGAAAGAAAAATTAATATACAATTATTTAGTAGATTTGCTAAATACAATCCGTTATACATCTTCAGTTATGGTGGGGTATTAAATTATGAAATAAAAGACCAACCCATAGCATTACAGGGTGTCGAAATTGTTGTTCCACCTGGAAAAGAGGAAGAGTTTATGGATGAAAATTCTAATTTTATATTCTATGGTGGATCAAACTCTGGTATAGAATGGTTAGATATGGATGATACTAATAATTTTACTGGTGTATATGGTAGTTGTAGAGTTAACTTTTAGTTATCTTTAACTTAAGATTACCAGTACCTTTTATAACTCTATGCCAATCATGTCTTGCTATTTTTAGTGAGACATTTTCTTTTAAGGGTATTGGCAATTGGTTATCGTATTGAAATTTCCAATCAGTTGTATTTAAAACTTCAACAACACGATCCTCGTTATCCCTATGCCACATAAGTTCAATTGGATCGATATTCTCGTCAAATTCCCTTACGACATAGTTATCACCAATCTCAATGTCTTTATATGGTTTACCAGAATCCACCAAATTTAGATTTTAGACCAAGCAAACTAGCATATCTAGGTAATCTACATGACCAATAAGATGCTTTTGTTCTATCCTTCTTATTAGCGCAATCATGTCTGGCAGCGAATGATTTACGAGCCGCTGGGTTATTTAATTTAACAGATAAACCAGTTGTATCACCAAAAGAAACTTTTTTAATACCACCACCTGGCTTTCTAACATAAACGTAGAATTTTTTAGAACCACCTCTTTTTGGTTTACCTATTTCAACATCTTTACCTTGGTATTTAGCTTCAGCGATAAGCTCATCTTCAGCCATATTCTCGGTAAACGGTAAATCCAATGGGACCATTTGATTCTCGTATAAACCAAATCTACCTAAATCTGTGTTTTCAAATAATTTTGTATCTAACGCTGATAACTTAATGATTTTTTTCTCCCAAAGTTCTCTAGCTTCTTTGATGACCATAGCATGTTTTTCACTACCAGGTCTGTATTCATTTTCTAATAAAGGTATACTGTTACTAAGGTGATACTTTACGTCTTCAGAAATCATATCTTTTAAAACCCAAGTATCAAAATTTTCCATTAATTTTTTTTCAATGGATAACTCAAAACACTCTTCGCAAACGACATTTGATTCAGAAACTAATGCTTCAAAGTCCTTATTTTCATACATATCATTAATAACCTCAAAAACAAAAGAAAGATCTTTATATTCTGGGTTTACAACAACATGGTAACAATCATCAGATTTTTCCGTCATTGGTTTACCAAAATGTTCCTTATCTTTTGATATATAAAAAGTTGGGTTCTCAGCTTCTTCATGAATCGAAAACAATTCTGAAATCACATCAAGATCCAAACCTTCATCTTTAGTTGATGATACAGCTTTATTGTTCAAAATTTTGGCCACTTGGCCTTCTGTCATCTTGTATATTTTTTTACTCATTACTATGATATTATAATATAAATACCCAGTTAAATGAATAAATTCTTAAAGTCGTACACATTATTTGGTATAGGTCTTAAACGGTCAAAACCGTAAAACGCACTCATATTTGATTGCTCTCTTATTGTTTGGTTATTAACCAGCATTTTTGAGTGGAAACTGTCAATTATTCTTGGTGTGGCGTATCCGCATACAATAAATTCGGTGTCACTAATTTTACAAACAAAAACAGCTTTTTTATACATTGGCCTATAAAAAATTGGAAACTCATTGTAATTGAATATAATAACATCAACCCACTTTTCAAATGAAGTTCTTAATTGCTGCAACGGTTCAACATTAACGTTATTATAATCCATGATTGGATGTTTTATACGTTTTGAAATGGCTGTTATTGCGCATACTAACGTGAACATATCTTTGTATTTCTCATTATTTTTATTTAATTTTGTTGTATTATGTTTGTGTTTAACAACAGCCCTAATATAAGAAACACAGTTATGGATATCCTTTTCATCCAACTTAATTTTACTAAATTTTTTGATGTGCGTATCAAACGCACCTTTAAATGTTATAATACTCATGTTTACAAAAGTAAAAAAAAATTTGTTTATAACCAAATAAATTACTAATTTTGTAAACATGAAAGGATACACTAAAGAACAACTTGAGTTTATTGAGTTTAGCGGACCAGAATCCGTAATATTATCAGCAACAGCTGGGAGCGGGAAAACTCACTCAACAGTAGGTAGATTAAATCACCTATTAGAAAGCGGTGTTGACCCAAGTAGAATAATTTTCTTTTCTTTTACGAATGATGCTGTAAATGAATTAAGAAGTCGTATTGATAACGAAGTAAAGATTACAACCATACATAGCTTTACAAGTAGTACATTAGGTAAATTAGGTAAGTTTAAACCAATTGTAACCTTTTATGATTTTGTAAGCTGGTATCGTGATAAAAAGAAGCCATCGTTTAAAGACCCAAGAAAAATAAGGGAAGAATATTATGCAACTATTGAAAGATTTTATGAAGAGGGTGCTGGTATATCCTCAACATTTTCATCCTATAAACTACAATTCTATGACGGTATCAAAGCGCCTAAACCAAATTTTTATGATCATTACGTTGCGTTTTTAAAAGAAACTAATAGCCGTGATTTCTCTGATATGTTAATTGATACCGAAAAATTAACTAGAGACCCTAAGCATAAGGAGTTTTTTAATGGTATGTATGATTACATCTTTATTGATGAGTACCAAGATACATCAACACTTCAAATGAAAATCTTATCCGCAATTAACGCAAAACAATATTACCTTATCGGTGATAAAAACCAATCAATCTACGGTTTTTCTGGGGCAAATTGTGAAAAAATTGAGTCGTTACTAAAACAAAAGAAAACTGTTGTTGAGTTAACCTTAACAAAGAATTTTAGGTCACATAAAAAAATTGTTGAGAATGCAAACAAATTTAGCTCTTTAATAGCGATACCCGAATCAAAAGATGATGGTTTTGTTGATGAAAAATTCATAACAAAAAAGAGATTGTTTGAGATGTTACAAGATGGGAAACCGTTAACTGTGCTTGTTAGGACAAATAATATTATTAAAGAGATTGAAAAACAAGCCATGAAGAAAAAGATACCAATGCGTTATTTCAATTACATAACAAAGACGGATCTTGATAACATTAAGAAATCTAACATAACCGATAGTCTCAAAAAGAAGTTAAATGACGTATTACCTTATTTTTTAAACAACCAAGACTTCGCTGATTTTATTGAATCAAATAGTGACTCCGATGTTTTTGTAACCTCAATACATAAAAGTAAAGGTCGTGAATTCCCAAGATGCGTTGTTATTAACTCAGCTGATCCAGACATGTTAATTAAACATGGTAGTTTAACACATAGTTTAACCGAATATTCGTTTATAACAGATGATGGGGATATTGATGAAGAGGGTAGAAATATACATTATGTTGCGGTAACCAGACCAAAAGAAGAACTCTATTTCATGATTTACGATGATTTATAAAATATAAAAGCCACCAATTACGGTGGCTTTTTTTTATAGAGAGTGTTTAAATTTTTGACTTTACTGTGCCATATGTATTGGTTCAAGAATAATCACAATTAACTCATAATTATTTCCCTACCTGATTTGAATTTATTTCTAAAGTTATCTTTTACCTTGACCTCTATTTTGTTTTTTATAATGTTTGCTATTTTTGCTTTTACTACTTTTATTTTTAGAGTGAACACCCTTTCTGTTTTTTTTGATTTTACCTCTGAACTCCTTAACACTTGCTGAAGAAGTTTTCTTTTTACCTGATGCTGCCATTTTAATTAGTTTTTAGTATTTTCAATAAATATCTTGATAAAAACAAAAATTAACCTACTATTCTAAATATTTATTAATAAACAAACATATGATTATTTTTTACAATAGATTCGACAAAACCAGAGAGGCGATTGGTAAGACCAATAATCATGCTTCGAGATTAGAAGCTGCAAAATTTTTTGCTGAAATTAAAAAAATGAGTCTTAAGGATTTTTTGAAAGTATTTACTGTTAGTATAATAAAATAAAAAAATCAAAAAAAGAATTATGTTATTAAAAGTAGGTTCAAAAGGAGATGATGTAAAAAAACTCCAAGCGAAATTAGGTACAAGCCCAGACGGAAGTTTTGGCCCTGGTACAGAAAAATTAGTCAAAGAATGGCAAACTAAAAACGGGTTAACAGCTGACGGTATTGTTGGTGATGGAACTTGGGCAAAAATGGGTTTGAACGAAGGTTCAGTACCAGCTGCTGCACCTGTAGCTATTCCAGCATCTAGCTTTAAGTTAGAGGCATTAAAAGGTCACGTTCCTGATGCGGTTATTGCTCAGATCCCTGACACAGCAGCTAAATTTGGTATTACAAACACTTTAAGATTAGCCCATTTCTTAGCGCAATGCGGTCACGAATCAGGTGGTTTTAAAGCTGTAAAAGAAAATTTAAATTATAGTGCTGATGGTCTTAAAAAAATATTCCCAAAATATTTTCCTGGTAATATAAGTGAGTCTTATTCACGCCAACCAGAAAAGATTGCTAATCGTGTTTATTCATCTCGTATGGGTAATGGTGATGAGGCATCTGGTGAAGGTTTCAAATTTTGTGGTAGAGGTTATATCCAATTAACTGGTAAATCAAACTATACAGCGTTTGATAAAATGGTTGAGGAAAACATCTTACAAAACCCAGAGTTAGTGGCAACTAAATATCCTTTAGCTTCAGCAGCATTCTTTTTTAACTCAAATAACCTATGGTCTATTTGTGATAAAGGCGCTGACACAGCAACCGTTACAGCTGTAACGAAGAGAGTTAATGGTGGTACAATAGGTCTTGACGATCGTATTAAACACTTTAATGAATTCTATAACTTATTGAAATAACTTATCATGGCTTTACCTTGCCCAAATTGTCATACTCCTCTAGGCATTAGTTTAGACTTTATTATTAAAAATCCTTTATCGGTATGTCCGACATGTCAAACCGTGTTTAATTTTGCGGTAAATGACGAAATTATCAAAACTTTTAGGGAAACTTTAAATGAAATAGAGGATATAAAAAAACAATATAAGGGTATGGTTAAATTCGGGTAATTATCTATAAACAAAAAAATAAAAACAAAAAAAAACAAAATTATGGCAGCAGACATTTCCGCTCAATTTACAGGTCTTCCTATTGAAGATCTGATCGTGTCACCTATCGTTGGTATGGCGAAGGGACAAGCAAAATTAAACGATGTAACATGGAAGTACATCAACGAAGTTGCATTCCAAACAGATAAAGACGGTAATACAACAGCTCGTTCTTTAGACGTTCAAATGCAAAGAGTTATGACCGATCCTACAGATGGAACTCAATCAGTTAAAACTTTATATTCTAAAGTTGCGATGTTACCTTTGGTTCCACTTCCAGCGTTAGCTATCACATCAGCTGATATCGCTTTTACTATGGAAGTTAAAACATCTGAGGTAGACAAAACATCAGAAGATAAAAGCGGTAGCTTTAGTGCTAGTGCAACTGGTGGATTCTGGGGTATGAAATATTCAGTTAATATGTCTGGTAGTGTTGCAACTCACAAAGAGAACACAAGAAGTACAGATAATTCAGCTAAATATGAAGTAAAAGTACACGCAGAACAATTGCCACCAACAGAAGGTATGTTGAAATTATCGGATTACCTAACACAAATGTTAGAACCGACTACAATCGCACCATCTGTTAACGCAAACGCTTAATACCAATAACTTGACTTTATGAAAAAATTTTACTACTTTTGTATAAAATTACAACATATATGTCAAGATTAAATATTGAGGAGTTAGTAGGTGGGCTTTTAGAGGCCGCAATGGTTTCTCAGGGTATAAGTGAAAGACAGCATATTAATGCTCTCAGAAACTACTTTAATGAAGATGGTACACCCAAACTTCAAACCTTTGTAATAGGGGATAAAACTTTGGATGTACCGCTTTATATTTTAGCTGATCACTCGTCTATTGGTTTAGATGAATTAGATATTGAATTTGAAGCTAGACTTATTTTTGGGGATGGTAAGGGTGAGGTATCTGATCTTAAAAAATCTTTACTAGGTCTTTTTAAAAAGAAGGGGTATCAACACAATATTAAAGGTATTGAAGTTGATTCTGGTAAAAATACCGATAGATCTGGTATGGCTAAAATAAAAGTAAAATTTAAAGCGGATGAGAAACCTGAAGCTGTTAGTAGATTAGTAGATTCCTATATCCAAAAAATGACAGGAACTGGCACTAAAAAAAATTAATAAAATAAAATAAACAAAAAACTAAAAAAACAATTAAAATGGCATTTGTAAAAAATTTAAACGGAAAAGCTGTAGTATGTGAGTATGAAGATGGTGCACAATTAGTACCAGAAACTGGTTATATTGCTGCTATCGTTCAAAATGACGGGATTCAGTTCTATGGCGCTAGTGATGACGCTGGTATTATCGCTATTGGATCAACAGCTAACGGAAGCGCAGTTGAGACATTGGCTGAGGCTAAAACGGCTATCGCTACTTTAGGTACACTATTCTTAGATGGTACAGCTATCTAATTAAAAACTAAAAAAAAATAAAAGGCTTGGTTTTTACCAGGCCTTTTTTATTATTGTATTATGGGTTTTAATAAAAGATATGTTGATAGTGGTAAAATTTTAATATATAAAGATAGGTTGGAAGACCTCTTTACTAATAAAATAGATGCGTTTATATTTAGTGATAATTTCTCAAAAGAAATATTTGATTTATATGAAGAAAAAGAATTTGATTTAATTAGGAATCGAATACTTGAATATGAGGCTAAATCTTTGATCTAAAGGTTGTATATTTTTATTTAATTCAGAACTAATTGTTGATAAATAACCCTCGTAAACAAAGCCAATTGATGTTGTTTTAGCTATGGATTTGGTTATTGATAAATTATAATTACCAACAGTATTTCTCGCCCATATTAAATCATTAGTTGACGCAACAGCTGGTTGTATTAAAACATTATTTTCAATAGTAATATCTTTAACTTTATATTTTAAACTGTGTCTGTAAGAAGCTCTCTTACTACCGAACCAAAGTTTTGATATCTCTGATCTATCATACACATAAGCGAGTGATACACTACCGCCCAATTTATTTGTCTTAAAAGATTTTTTAACACCTATACCACCTGAAACACTTAAATCTAAATTTTTAACCAGCGAATGCTCTACTGTTGAGAATAAAATAGCGCTGTAATTATTTTTAATCTCTTTCCAGGAAAATATGTTTAACCTAGCGTCTTCAGATTGTTTAATAAACTCATTATTTTTTTGACCATAAAATAAAAAATAATACGGGTTTAAACTAACACCAATATCCTTTTTTTTATTATTAAGTTCATAACTCATTTTAGACGTTATCTGAACGTTTTTATTGTTTCCTGTAAGTAATACCCCACCTAAGTCAAAACTCTTTATTTGGGCCTCTAAATGGCCAAAAACGCATATTAATAGTGCTGTTATAAAATATTTCATATTATAATTTACTTATCGCATCAATTATAGCCTTTTTCATCGCAATACCTATTGATGATTTACTAAAAGGAACTTTCCCTTCTTTTAATTCAATAAAGGCGTAACTAGCGGTTGTAGCTGACTCACCAATACCATCGACAATTGTGTCACCAAAATGAACTTTTAGTAATATTTGTGTCGTTTCCGTTGCCGCACCAATACCAGCAATTCTAAAAGTGGTTGATGGTGTACCAACTCTAATGATTTCAACCATAACTGGTATGGTGTTTTTTTCACATAACGAATACTTTTCGGATAAGACTTCTTCAGTGATTTGTTTAACACCAAATAAGATATTTCTATCTTTAAATTCTTTTATTTTCATTGTGCTGTAAACTGAATCTACACTAACACAAATTTGAGGGAACACTGAGATCGGTTCACTGGTTTGAGAAAATGCTGAATTTGATACTGTGAGTATAAAAATTAGCGTAAAAATAAACTGTTTCATAATTTTTTATTGTTTGTAACCTGTTCTTATTATATAAATATTTGTTGCTCCGTTTAACACTAAAGCGTCAAATGTTAATGATTGCGCCCCTGAATAAGTTGGGACTAAATTTGTATTTGATATGTTAATTACCGACCATTGAGCTGAGGTAAATAACCTGTACGTTGGTATTGTAAATAACCAACTGTTTAAATTAATTTTATAGTAGATTAAATAAACATCTGTTATTGTTAAAATATTATTATTATTAACATCCATCCTATAGTAATCTTTAGCGTTAAAAGATTGTGTTAAAACTTTTTGGTTAAAAAAGTTAATATCTGTTATTGTTGGACTTGATAACGGTGCATTGTCAATTGTTAATCTATAATCATTTAAACTTGAACTGGCTGTCGTTGTTATTGTATATTTACCAGTTGCATCGGTTGTATATGAACTATATAAACTATAGGTTGAAGAAGTTTTTTGTTTATAAAATAGTTTTACAGTGACGTTTGATACACCTACATTCTCAGCGTTATAAACATAACCTGAGTAAGTAAATGGACCCACTATTATCATACCAGAAGCTGAGTAAGCGTATCCACACGAACCACTCTGTAACTGTGCTCTAAATAATGTACCATCCGTCTGATTAGTGTAATTATAAGTTGCCGCTGTATTAACTATATCGGTCCAAGTAACCCCACTGTTTGTTGACCTTTGCCATTTCACAACCGTACCAGTGTAACCACTTAGTGTTAAAGTCCCAGAGTTTGTTGACGTTGCATGCGTTGCTGATGAAACCGAACCACCTGTTGGTGGCGTACCTGTTGTAACAGTAATTAATTTACTTGTTGAATAAACAGCACTACCGCAGTTTGGTGTTTGCACCTCAACACGATAATAATAACTACCTGATGATGATATTGTTTCAGTTAAAGATGTTGTTGTATTTGTTACATCAGTCCAGTTTATATTATTTGTAGATCGTTGCCATTTATTAACACTACCTTGTTGGCCAGATAAAGTTAATTCAGCGACCCCACCAGAACATATTGTATTGTTTGCCGCAAACACAGACCCAGAAAGAGTTGGTTTTACGGATAAAAATATACTCGATGATGCTAATGAGTTACAACTAACAGGGCTCGTTGAATTTACAATTGCACGGTAATAAGTTGTTTTTGTTATATTTGAGATTGTTATACTTGATGATGTACTTGTAATTGTCGTACCAGCAGTAAAAAAGTTATCAAATGAAGACTCCCATCTAACAACACTACCAGTCATATTGTTAAGTGTCAATGTTGTACTATTTGAACCAGAACAAACATTTATATTACCACCACTGATTGTGCCAGAAGAACCATTACTAATCGTAAGATCCCTTGTAAAAATGGTTATGCTTGATGTTAAATCACCTGGCATGTCCCCGTATTCACAAATATAGCCACCTAATGTACTGTTAGCTAAATCATTCCATTGCCCATTATTTGATGAATAGAATTGTCCAAACGCTTCTGAGGTACCGTTAGGTTCACCACCAGCCCATTTATGATACATACCTGATACTAAGGTTGTGCTTGGTGTATTCCCATTTGAAAAGTTTTGGCCTTTTTCAGGACCAGTTACCCAATGCCATTTACCTTCAGATGCAGCTTGGTTAGCGTAAACAGTTGAACCCTTTGCGGTGTTGATATAACCGTAGTCATCTGAAGCTCCAAACCAAGCATCACTCGACATTAATTTCCAGATAAAGTTGTTCTCCGCTTCAGATAATATTGTCGCCAAATAACCAGCCCTACCAAAATAAGATTTAGCTGTTGATACATTATATGCGTTTGTCCAGCTCGTACTACCCGCAACATATTCATAAAAATGTGATGTTAATGGGTTATAATAAACTGTACCAGCAACAAAAGTAACCCTTCTAAGATTTGCGTAACAAGTTGTTGTTGTTGATTTAAAAGTTACCGTTCTTAAGAGAGTCTGCCAGTTAGCCGCTGTTGTTGTACCGTTAAAACTTAAAACACCTGTTGTTGAGTTCCAACTTGCCGTTACACCGCTCGGTAAAGTCCCTGTGTAAGTTAGGACATCCCCAGTGATATATGTTTGTGATATTTGAACCCTAAAACCTGTTATATTACCATTTGCAGTTATTGTTAAATTAGGGTCAACAACAGTAGCTGTATTATAAGTTGCGGATAAACTTGATGAGGTACCGCCTAATGTAACAGATGTTGCCTGTGCGTTTAGTTTTACCGCACTTAAGACAATCACCAAGAACACAAAAAACTTTTTCATCATAATGCCAATCTTGTACCAATCATTACCGTATAGTTTAATACGTTATCACCAATAGAATAAGCACCACCAAAATTAAAATTTAATTTAAATGTTTTTGTAACACCCAAGTTCATACCAACAATTGGTAAAATAACAAATGGTGATTTTAACACCGCATCATCATAATACCTAACAAACGGTGCATAAACAAATAAAGCCATTGTTTTAATATCAATACGTTTACCCACTTTAAAATCTCTATTACCACCCACAATTGCAGCGGAACCATAATAGGATTCTTTATATATTTGTCCAGCTGAGGCTGTAAGCATATAAACAGCTTTAAATTTTTTAATACTTCTCATCTGCCCAAAAGCAATAGTGTTATACATAGACCCACTACCAGTAAAACCAATTGTAACCGTATTAGAAAGTAACGTAATAGCCTTACGATTTATCCAGGCATAATAACCAGTGATATTACCACCTTGTATTGAAGATGTGTAATCAACCATAACGCCATGTGATCTTAGACCATCATATCTTACTGATGAGTAACCCGCATTAACTTTTGAACCTTTACTAACCTCACCTTCATTAAATTGAAAACCAACTAAATCACTACTCATGAGTATAGATGGTCTACCACCGTTTTTACTTGTAGCTGAGCCTTTGCTATTGCTACTACTACCACTTTTTACTGCATTAGTTGTCCCACCTACAGCATCCGATTTTTTATCCGAACCACCATCTGTTTGATTTGGTGTAGAACCATTACCAGTCCCGCCACCAGAACCTGAGCCGCTTGTGGTGGTACCACCTGAGCCACCAGAACCGTTGTTAGTGGTTCCACCTGACGCACCAGACCCACCAGGATTGTTGTTGGTTGCACCACTTGACTCTCCAGTTTTTTCACCTGATCCAGTGGTTCCACCTGAAGCGCCTGATCCAGTTGTTCCACCTGACGCACTTGATCCACCAGCCTGTTCGCCTGATCCACTTGACCCAGTTGATCCACCTGAAGCACCTGATCCAGTGGTTCCACCTGATCCACTCGACCCATTCGAACCATTATTATTTTCAGTATTATTAGAACTACCATTACTTCCGCTACCAGAACCACCAGAAGTTGTTGATCCACTAGAATTGTCCCCATTTTTATTTTCTTTTTTATTGTCAGAAGGTTTGGAATCACCTTTACCACCACCAACATTATTTACAGACCCAGCAGCCGCCATTATATTACCCGTACCACTAGATGCCATATCACTAATAGCTGATAAAGCCCCAAATATACTAATAACATTTAAAGCAGTGCTTTGTGTTTGTGATACAGTAACAGCTGTTCCTATACTACCGCATGGCGAAGCGTTCTTATATTGATTAAAAACACCAGCGGCCCAGTTATCGAACGCACCGTTATTAAAATCATTAGCTGTAAACGTATTTACTTGACCGTAGTACGTTACAGCTATTTGATTTTGCCCGTAAGGAATTGATAAATTGTAAACCTTGCCATTGCAAGGATCGGTGTAAGAATAGTTAAATGTCTGCGCAGTTGTTATATTGCACAGCAAAGATAAAAAAATAACTATAAGGAATTTTATTCTCACGCACCTTTAATTCTTGAATAAACCTTTTTTAATTAATTTTACAACAAGTCTAGATGACGCAGTTTCTAACGCCTTTTTAGTTGATGTTCCTATTGTTGATTGATTAAATTTGATTTCATCCACATCATCTAGAATTGTTGACATTTTTACTGTTTTTGCTTCACCTAAACCAGAACCAACAATAACTTCACCAGTTTCAGCGTCAACAAATTTAACTTGCATACCTAATCTGGTTGTTTGTGTTGCAGTAGCTTTACCACTAACCTTAACAACTTCATCCTCAGATACACTAAAATCATAAACCTCAATGTAAACAAAGTATTTAGCTAATTTAATTTTACCTCTACCATCAACTTTGTTTTCTGTAAAACCTTTATCAGATGCTTTAAATTGATTAACCATTCTTTCTTTAATCTCTAATTTATCTTCAGTGAAGACAAACCTATTAGTCATTTCAAGAAATTCGATTACAATATTAGTTACACCCAAACCAACCCTTTTATCTTTTAATTCAGGGTACATTTCATAAAGTTCTTCGGTAAACCCAATTTTTAATAATTGGATAGGATATTTGATTGTGTCGGTATAGTTTGAAACAACATCAATTGATTGAGTCTGTTCAAAACTAGCTTTATATTCTTCGGTTTTAACACTACCAATATTCTGTGCCTGAGTTTTACAAGCACAGAATAATATTGGTAATATAATGAATAATAATTTTTTCATATTAAACTTCTGTTGTATTCGATAAAGATACACCGTCTTCTTCGTCAACTTTTTGGATTAACATTTTGTCCCTATCTTCTGAGTTGAACCAGTAGTCAACAACCTTATTTAAATTACCAACAAAGGCACCTAATAAAATTAATAACATTTCTTTCCAATCCTCACCAATAGATGCACCTAAAAATACAGCTGCGTTGATACCAACAATGATTAATGTGAACAATCCTAATACAATTGCTGTTATTCTCCATCTATTAGCTTGCATTTGTTGCAACATGTAATAGAATCTATTTTTATCTTCTACCTGCACAGGGGCTGGTGTACTAACCATATTTTTTAAAGTTTCTTTAAGTTTCATATCTTCTTCGTTTGTTTTATTTATTTTCTTTTTCATTACCAAGGACTATCTTCAGTTTCTGATTTTTTAGCTGGTTTTTCTTCTTTAACTGGTGCAGCTTTTTCAACCACAGTTGTTTTTTCTTTAATGATTGTGTTAGTACCACCACCAGCATTATTTTTAGAAGAGTTATCGACACTTATGTTGATTGCTGGCGCTGGAGCCGCTTGTTCTGTCTTTGTTTCTTCTTTATCACCACCACCAAATAAAGTTGTGGTAAAGTAAGTACCACCAGCCATAACAGCTGTTGAAATGATACCAATTATTGTTTTCTTTAAACCTGACCATGTTCCGTCTGATTCAGGTACGTTTGTTTCTTCTGACATTTTTTTTAAATTTTAATTTAGTTTTATTGTTTTATTTGTTTTGGTTTGAGATCCTGTTTGTAAAACACCGTAATATGTACCAGGTGTAACGTTAGTTAAGTCAACTGGATAAAGGTACTTACCTTCATACATTTTACCACTAAAAACCGTGTATACTAATTTTCCGTTTACATCATAAAAACCAACGGTTATCTCACCATCTTCAGGTACGCTAAAACTCACAAGAGCCAAACCTTCTGTTGGGTTAGGGCATACCATTATTTCACAATCTTTTGTTAATACACCACCACCATTTATTCTGAATATTTTAACAACACCATTTGTTGGTGTTATTCTTAAATCGGTTGCGTTTGCATCACCAGCATATTTTCTAATAACATATAAAGGACTATTGTTCCAGCTTGTTTGTGGTGATAGTGCTGTGAATTGTAAAGTTAAAATATTATCACCATCATTAGCTAAATATTTATTATTACTCATATCAGCACCAGCCCATTCAATAACACCGTTGTTAGGGTTTAAGAATGACATCCAGTTCATAAATTTTTCTTCAGTTTTAATACCCTTGAACTCCAATAAAGTTTTGTCATAAGCTAAAGCTAATTGAGCTGAACCAACTTGATTACCATAAGTTAAAACTTTCATTGGTACGTTTACTAAACTACCTTCAGTGATTTCGATTTTTGGTAAATTAATTTCGATTGTTGATGTAGGGAAATCATACTCAACAGTTTCGTCAATAATATATTTAGGAGTTTTGCTTGGGTTTAAAATTTCAATAGGGATTGTACGAGCCATGTTGAATCCAGTACCGTTAGCATCACCACCACCTAATACATAATACGTTACTGAGTCTGGTTGACCAGCAATGATATCAAATGTTAGGTTAGTTACACCAGCAATTGATGAGGTATAGTTAGTTGAAGAACCGTTGATGGTTCCATATTGTGAAACTGTGAAGAATCTTACATCTTGTACAGAGTTTGGCCATACAGAGAATCTACCCGCTAAACGACCATAGATAGCTGATACGTCAGCGATTGTAATACTATTTGATCCGTTAACGTCTGAAGCGTAATAATCAAACCCAGTTGGTGTCATTTCGCCAAGAATATATTTGTTAACTCTTTGTGCATCAGCAACAGATACCGTGTTACCAACACCCATTGTATCACCCTTAACATATAAATGAGCATCCCAATAAGTTGTATCCAAGATTTCATCAAAAGCGAAATAACCAGTAAGATCTGTTGTGTCAAGCTTTACTTGAGTCCAAGCACCACTTGATGTCTTAGGTCTTTTCTCAAGAGCAACTGTAATGTTCTTAGAACCAGAACCTGTTACGTTTGTGAATCTACCGTGGTATTTCAATCTATTCATCTTAAATTCACCACCATAACTGTGTAAAGATAACGTTGTATCCATACCAGCAATTGTTGAGGCATAAGATGGAAATGTCAAAGTACCAGTTACCTTTAAACTATCAATACTTGTCAAAGCTTGGAAGGCTGTTGAGTTTTGATGGAAGAACTTTATTTGGAACGCAGTACCAGTAGAATATGTAAATGCGGTGTTTGTACCTGTGTAAGCCAATGTAACAGTAATATTACCGTTAACAGAATCGGCAACATATTGCATGTACTGATCAGTAGAACTGTACTGTAAAGTTACAATTGGTTTTGCACCACCAAAAGCTACTTTGTCGTAAAATACACGAAACTGTAAACCAGCGATTTTAGTCGTTGTTGTGTTGTCATAATAAAGGTTAGCTAAAGTGTAACCTTGAGATTGCGGACCAACATTGTAAGAAGAGTCAACGATAACCCAATTACCATTTGATGGTGCGGTTGTTTGTGCATAACCAATTACGGTTACAAACGCCAGCACTAGCGTTAAAAAGAAATTTTTCATGTTTAGTTGTTTTGATTACTTATAAATATAAAAAAAACTTAAAAAAACCATTTACTTTGAAAAAAAAAGTGTTAAACATGAAATAACTTTTGCAATAAATACGGATATTTATTGATTAAAAAATAGGGTATGAATAAAATTGCACTTGAATACTTAAAAGAATTACAACAACAGTTAATAATATTAGCTGATGAACAACAAAATAAATTAGGAGAAATCAATAATGAGAACTTTAAAGATGATGTATCTGAAAACATTTTTGGCAGAATAGATGATGTCCTTTATGAGATTGAAACTATAATAACCGATATCGAAGAAGGTTATTATATTAATGAAAAAAGTGAGTTTGATGATGACCAGGATGATGATTTTTAAAAAAAATTAAAAAAAACTTGTTTATTAAAGGAACTTTGCTTACTTTTGTACTAATTATAACAATAACGTAAAATGAAAAATATGAACCTACATATCGCAGTGATTAAACCGATGGCAATTTGCCAGTGGTATCGTCATGCCGTGCCAGGTTCAGACCAAGTATTTTCATAATGTTATAGAATAAAACTAAAACTAGAAAACACAAAGCCCTGGACCTACAAGTTCAGGGTTTTTTTTTGCAGTTCTTTGACGTATTGGTAATTTATTTCAGGATATGGGGGAGTCAGGTCGTCCCTACCTGCCTTGGACGCAGGGGATCGCTGGTTCGAATCCAGCTATCCTGACAAAATGTCTTCGTAGCTCAGTTGGTTTAGAGCACCTCACTTTTAATGAGGGAGTCATGAGTTCGAATCTCATCGGGGACACAAATGTATAAGTTGATCGTGGTGGTCGGTTGGTCTGCAACACCAACGGTGTTGGTTCGATTCCAACCTTATACTCAAATACACACGTCTGTAGCTCAGTTGGTAGAGCACTGGTCTCCAAAACCAGGTGTCGTTGGTTCGAATCCAGCCAGGCGTGCTAAATGCCCTTGTAGGCGAATGGTATAGCCGCTGGTCTTAGAAACCAGAGCGAAAGCATTGCAAGTTCGAGTCTTGCCAGGGGTACACATGCACCTTTAGCTCAGTTGGTAGAGCGCTGCCCTTACATGGCAGATGTCATAGGTTCGAGTCCTATAGGGTGTACAAAGGTTGATCGGGGAATGATCACATTAATAGTTCGAGAGTGAATACTGACTGGTGTGATCGGAGTTTGTAGGTATTCACCTAAGTAATGCCGATCGTAAAAGAGGATGTCCACTAGACCATCTTCCTCTTTCCTTACTTGCCAGTATCGCATAGCGGCAATTGCAGCGGATTGTAAACCCGCTCTCATTTGAGTTCGGTGGTTCGAGTCCACCTGCTGGCACTATTTATTAGTATGAGAAAACTAATAATAATCATAATGGTTTTATCCACAACGATTTGTAAATCACAAATTGTAATAGATAAAGCTGGGGATGGTTGGGATCTAAAAGCTGATAGCGCATTAGCGATTATTAAGCAAACAGATACCACAACTTATAAACTTGTGTTACAAGTTTGTGATAAAATAACTTTTTGGTCTGGTGGTTACTCAACAAATGAGGGTTCTAAAGATACAAAAGGAAGTATAATAATATCATCTACAGATGCTAAGGCTAAATCCTTAAATAATCTCGCTGCTGTTATTGTACACGAATCTTTACATCTTTATCTTAGACATAGGGGTATTCAAGAATCACCAAGAGAAGAAATACTTTGTTATTCATATGAGTATGACTTCTTAAGGAAAATACCTAATGTTGAACAGTATCTGTTGACCCATTGTTTAAAACAGATACGTCTTCGACAAAATTAATGGGGTCATAGCTCAATTGGCTGAGCGCTACCCTTGCAAGGTAGAGGATGTGGGTTCAAGTCCCACTGGCTCCACTATATTGTCCTGTGGTGTAAAGGCAGCACATCTGGTTTTGATCCAGAGAATAGAGGTTCGAATCCTCTCAGGACAACAACTATCTCGCCAGATTGGCGAGAAAATGGCGAGATAGCTCAGAGGAAGAGCATTCGGCTCATATCCGAAAGGTCGGGATTTCGAAACTCCCTCTCGCTACCATACATGGTGTCTGTAGCTCAATCGGGAGAGCATTGGTTTGTGGAACCAAAGGTAGTGGGATCGAAACCCATCAGTCACCCAAAATACCTTCATAGCTCAATGGATTAGAGTATTTCAATACGAATGAAAGGGTTGGGAGTTCGAGTCTCTCTGAAGGTACAATAAACCTGTTTTTGCTACGATAAAGCAACCTACTTTATTGTGCAAAATCTAATTTATCGTCCTGTAGCTCAGTTGGTTAGAGCATTTTCCTGATACGAAAAAGGCCGCTGGTTCGAATCCAGCTAGGACGACTTAACATTTAAATTACCAGTACCGTCTTTTTTTCATTTATAAAAGTATTTATAATAAACGCTTTTATGAAAAAAATTAGTTTAAACGAAGAACTTACCAGAATACAAGAAATGATGGGTGTTACCCATACTAGCCCAGATACCATAAAAGAACTTTCCCCTTCAGATATAGTAAACTCAATGAGAGAAGAAGAGATGGGTGAAAACGATGAGGTTAAAGATAAATTCAAAGATCAATACGGTAAAGAAAAAGGTGAAGAAGTTTATTACGCAACCGCTAATAAACAAGATAGAGATCCAGAAACATTTGAAAAAAATGAAGCGTTTGACCCTAGTGATAGTGATGGTGAAGGTCTTTCAGATTGTTGTGGTGCACCTATTGTTATGCATGACATTTGTTCTGAATGTGGTGAGCATTGTGAGGCTGAAGAAGAAATAGATGAGAATATTAGTAAATCAACCGCTATTTTGAATAGACCATCTAACAGGATGACTTTCGAACAGATGGGTATGATTATGGTTCTTGCAGATGAATTGGGTGGGGAAGAAAACACTAAAGCCAACGAGTTTGTTTCTGGTGTTGTTACGAAGATGAATGCTGATGAATATATTAAAGAACTTATAACTAAAATTGATAATGAACAAGAAACACCCAAAGATATCCCTGGGTTCGAAGATACTAGAGACGCATTAGATAATTTAGGTATTAGAGAAGAGGTTGACGAGGAGTCAGCGATCGGTGGTTGGGATCTTGCTATGGAAAGTATTGATAAATTACAAAAAGAGCTTGAGGAAGAAGAAAAATCTTTTATGGAAACTAGAGGTGGTAAAGATGGTCCAGTTTATGAAAACAAAGAAATGGGTGAGGCTAGAAAAATCCAACAAGAAACGTATTTTGAGACTCAAGCGGGTGCTTTAGAATCAGCAGAAGAATATGCCACAAATAAAGGTTATACTGTTAATTGGGAAAGTATTAACCCAGAACATGTTGCTTATGGTCAAACGGTTAGTTACAGCGTTGAATTAATGGTTAAAGAGGTTAAAATTAAGGTAACTGAATTAGGTATAATTGAATTAAATAAATATGGTGGTTTTACCGCAGATAACTATGAAAAAACTTTTTCGAGTCAATCGGGTGGAAGAACAAAATCGGTAACGCAACCTACTGATTTCTTTACCAATTCTGGTACTGGAAAGGTTTTTACTTTATCATTTGATTTTAATGAAAATACATTAAAAATGTATTCACAAGGAGAGTTTCTTGCTTCATTTAAATTTAAATCACTTAAACCTGGCGAAGAAGATGATAGAGGTTGGTTTAAAATAGTGGGAGATTCAAAGGATGGTATGCCAGCTAGAAAAATGTTACAGATCTCTTTATATAGAATGGAATCTGGTAGATATGAATTAACAAACTACATTAATTAAAATGATAAATTTCATCAAACTATACGTGATACCCTTTTTGGTTTTGATGATGTTCCAATGTGGTTTTGCGTATCTTACTTTAGTTTATTTAATCGGTAAAGCAAACCCTTTAGATTGGCACCCAGTATTATATACATTATTTTTTCAGTTTGTGTTATTCATAGGTTACACAAGTTATAGGGCTTTAACAGATAATGACGAATTTATTGATATAGAAAGTAATCATTTTAATTATAAACACGAAGAAGAAAATAAAGACAAAGATTAATTTATGGAAAACATTAACGAACAAATATCACGTATAAAAACTATGATGGGTTTAAATGAGGATGGGTCAACCCCACAATCGCAAAACCCAACTGGTACAACAAAACATAAATGGACTGATAAGGTTGTTCGTGGCCCAGGTAATCCTGTCGGTAATGCACCCTCTACCATAAGAACAAACCATGGTCCAGGAAACCCTATTGAATTGGCCGAAGATGAATCAACAAAACTTGAATCATTTGCTGAAACAAGATTGGGTGGTGCTGAAACAATTGCTGGTAACGCCAAAGAAAAAGGTGGTGCCGCTTTATTAACGTACCACCATTTCGAAGTTAAATTAGAATATTACGAAAAAGCTTCCAAAGGTGAGTTGGATATGGAAGACGCTAAGAAAGAATACAAAGATTTGTTAGAAAAACTATACACATCCACTAAAGATGATATGGGTATTGAACAAATAGATTTTCAAGAACTGCTCGGGAAAATGGAAGTTCTAGGTGAACTAATAATTAAAGAAAATGAAAAAGGAGCTTAAAAGCTCCTTTTTTTTTTGTCTTAAGAAATTGTAATTGTTATAATCCGTATTTTGATTTATCCGCATTAAAGTTTTGTAATACTTGTGCTGAGGTAAGCGCTGCGTTGTATAAACGAGTTATACCAATTTTTCCATCAAAGTATTGAGAGTATTCCCCACCATTATAACTACCTATGTAAAGTGGGTTAGTTGAGTTTAATATACTTGGTAAACTATGACTTACACTTCCTATACTTACACCATTTACAAATGTTTCAAGTGTATTAGATGCGACATTAGTAAACACATAAACTATCTGATACCAAGTACCAATCGTTCCAACGTAGTTTGTACTATTAACAAACAATGATGAACCACTACCACTACCTGAACCCAATTGAGCGTAGTATGTAGTATTGGTTGTTCTGATACTATAACTTACATCTATAGTTAACCCCCCATTATCAAACTTTCCAAGAACAACATCATTACCTAAAACTGCTTGATTCACCCATACTTCCATAGTCCAATCCCCACTTCCAGGCTCTAATAATACATTATCCGCAATTGCTATTTGTGATGAAGAACCATTATATGTAAAGTATGGTGATGTATATGTGATATTGGACATTGTACCATTCAAACCATTACCTGATAAATCATTAATTGTCGTACCTGTTCCAGGGTAACTTGATAAATTACTTGGGTCATAATATAACCTAAGGTTACTTGTTACAGGTGCCACAAATCTTGGGGCCAAATAATTGTATTGTTGTGTTATTTCTCCTAACGTTAATTTCCTATTATAAAAATATAAATTCGCTATGTATCCAAATGGTTGTCCTGCGGTGACATTATTACCCCATTCTAGATGAGTATCTCCACCCGCACCATAAGCAACCGTTCCAACCTGAGTTCCGTTAATATAAAAAATACTTGATGTATCATCTCCGACTACCGCATATTGTACCCACACATCTTCATCTGGTGTAACATCATACCCCGAATCTCGGAATACGGAATCATAGTAACCCAAATTATCAGTTGCAACTTCAACTAAAAGTGGAACACTATTGTTGGTTCTAAGTAAAGATCTCCAATTAGCAGAACTTGAAATGATTCTTGCCCAAGTAATATATGTGTATCCCGAAGTTGGTAAGGTAGGACCAGTTCCATCCACGACAACTCTTTTAGTTCCTGTTGTGCAATCAAAACATTTAATTCCATCAAGCACGGTATATGTAGCTCCCGTTAAAGTATGGTTATACGAACCACTTTGTAAATTAAATACCGTTGTTCCTGAACCTGGGTAACTATCGGTTTCATTAGCGTCTAATTGCATAATAAGTCCCGAAGTTACGAGATTTGGTGTATTAATCAAATAATATTTGTTACTAGCGTTAACCCAGATTACAGCAGCCGCAACCGTATTCAACAAAGCCATACCACGTCTGTCGTTTAATTTGTTTACTATCGCTAAAAAATCAGCATCACTGCTAGCCACCCAAAATAAAGGTTTTGCGTTACCTTGCGTGCTAAACCCAAGCTCATATGAGTTGGAAATCATAACATAATCATTGCTATGTGTGGGTGAGTTATACCAAGTTAAACCACCAGTATTCACCCTATAGTCATTAGCAACCGTACCAACTTCATGGTTACCATATTTGGTACCATAAGCTGTTACTGTTCCACTATTATATGCTACGACTTTATTGGCCATCTTTTAAAAAATTAAAACCTATTTATGGATTTTGATCAACAAACCCAAAACAAACTGTGCAATAGTATTCTGTAACAGTATAAGTAAAACTTACACTAGTTACTGTGCCATCTATACGGATAATATTAAATCCTTCTTGTCCAGTAAATTGAGTGTATTGTGTTGGTCCTGATGCATTTTGATAAGTTGTATCCACACCAAAAATTGGTGTGAACGGTGCAGATACTTGAACTGGAACCTGTAACCCTGGGTTACCAACACTAGCAAACGCAACCAAAGGATCGGTAACAGGTTGACTAAATGTTGCTGTAAACACACCTGTTGTGGTGTTTCGGATCTGATCCCCAGTGATTGGTACGCCATATGTTTCTGGGAACGTGCTAGCGCTGTACATACCTGGATTCTCTGTTTGCATACCACCGTTGCTTTGTGTAATAGAAACGGTAATACCGTTTTGACCCACCCCAGCCGCTGAAGAACTTCCGATACTAGTCATTGTCATCCATTGGAATCCTGAACTACCAAAACCAGACCAGCTGCTCCAGTAACCTTGGCCATCTAACCAAATCTTTGCATCCCCGCCTGAATCAAAATTTTGACCAAATTGTGTGTTAACCAACCCAAGAAAAGATTCTTCTGTTAAAGCACCTGATCTGATAAAACGAACAGAAGCTGTTACACCAGGTATTGGTGTTGGTTGTGTGTTACCTGAAACTGGTAATGCGATTGTATAACCCAACTCTTCGTCAGGTCCGTTCCAAAATTGTGGATCATTTGTGAAACCATAATCTGGAAATCCAACTGCTAAATCACCAAGCTGTTCTGTTCCAGCTATTGGTGATCCAGGATTATATGCGAAAGGTCTTGCTGTTGCCATGATTTAATTAATTGTTTGTGTTTTAAATAATTCTTCATTATATTGACTAATTTTTTCAGTCATACTAATAAGCTCCTCAAAAGCGTCTGCTAACTGATACACTGTCATAGAGTGGTTATCAAGTTGATTTGCTAAGTCATCTAGTGTTCTAATATTATCTGGGTATTCACCAACTTCATACATCTCAACGATGTCATAAAACTTGTTAAATTTACTCTCAAGGTATTTTCTACTTGCTTCCATTTTTTGGTGGGCGGCTTTCATTTTTTCCAAGTTTTCAAAAACGCTAACTAGAGATGAATTAACAACCGCTGATCCAAATTTTTCGATCAACGCTGTACCCATTTGAATATCTTTTTTTGCCTCAACAATAAACTCATCTATCTTTGATGGGTCGTATGAAATACCCTCTTCGTTTAACGAAGCGGTAATTTCGTTTATTTGAAAAATCTTTCCACCAGGTTGGTTTATCATCTCAACCTCACGAGCGCTGGTCACAGGCTCTTCGGTATCTCTATAAACAAACGTATCATATTTGTATGGATCATATGTTATTGATTTTGAGCTACTTGCTGATGGTATGTCAGTTGATTGGTATGGTTTAAAGTCAACCAAATCCCCAATAACGAATGCATGTACATTCTTTGACATCTCAGATCTAACTTTTTCCATACCACCTTGTCTAACTCTAAACTCAACGTTATTAAGTTTAACATAGTCAGCATGTGCTATTACCAAACCTTTATATTGTATTGAGAATGTTTTTTTATGAAGGTTATAGTATACCATAACCCTTTTACCAATATTAGAATCCTCAGCGGGTGCTTCATCATCTGTACCAGTAAACATATCCAGTTGGTCTTCATTCAAACCCATCATGGAACGCATCTTAGATATTTCTTCTGTTAATATTGGTTTTTTCATTTAAAATAATTTATTTAGTATATTTAATACCACTTTCTACTTCTTGATCAGCTTTTCTAACAAGAGCGTTTGTATCAACCCCATCATCTTTAAAATATTGAAGACCTAAAACCCATAATGGGTGCTCTCTACAATCATCCATATTAGCTACTTCTGTACTATAAAGATCTGTTGATATAATTCCATCTTCAGCATCAAAATCATATACTAGATTTTTAGGAGTTAATCGTTTACTTGTATTAGCCATTCTTTCGCTTTGATAAGCCATTCCAGCGTTCATTATCTTTGCTTCTGTTGGAGACATAGCTCTTTTAAATTTACCACCTTGGCTAGTAGCAAATCTATCTAAATTACCAGATGCTGAATCAACATCATATGTTTTTTCACCAGAATCATTTGATGATATTTTAATTTTACTATTTGTATTCTGCTGATTAGAGATATCATATGTTGTTCTACGAGCCCCAAAATTGTAACCTACACCGCCAGTATCTTTTGTACAAGAAACTAATCCAGTGGCTAAAATAGTACAAACTATCCCAACCATTAATTTATCTTTTATAGCTTCATCTATGTCCATTACGTTAATATTACCACTTTCGTCTTGGCCCATAGTAACAGTTTTTTCTTCACCATTATGACCTTCACGTTTATCAATTAACTTAACCTCTACTGGTCCGTTATTACCAGTAATGTATGTTTTCATTGATTTTTTAAGTTGTGCTAATATATCTTTATCGTCAAACATATCCATTTCAGTTTCTTCTAAACCCATCATGGAACGCATCTTAGATATTTCTTCTTTTAGTATTAATTTTTTCATTTAACTTTTTTTTAATATTTGCTTTTTCATTTATGAGAACATTTTTGACACATTTTCGTACCAATCTGGGAAATATCCTCTTAAATAATATGTCATGGCTTTTCTTACTAAACCATCCCTATCGGTATTATATTCTTCCCAATCATCCCAAAAATGATCAACGGCTTTAGCGGACGCAGCTTTTAAATCATCAAACATCCCGAAGTTAAATTCTGTTGGTTCATTAAGATTAGAATGAATCATTTTATTCATATATCCTTGATCAGAACTACCCCAATCTTCATCGATTGCACCTGACTCAACGTCATCGTAATTTTTTGAAGCGTATTTGTTGGCCTCTTCCTCATCGTGAGCATCGATCATTTCTTGATCCCCTGGTGACATACCATCGGTATCCTGTGCCAATAAATCATCAAATGAGACCATTTTTTCTTCTGGATCACCTTCAAATAGTTCGCTATCCATTTCATCTTTAGCTTTCATAGGTGAATCATAATCCTTTAAATCACCAACTGGATATCTCTCCCCAGTTTTAGCATTGTACTTAAAGATTGTTTTACCGTTATCACCATCACCTATAAAGTAATGTACGTTATCGTCACTAAGACTATAGTATAATGGTCTGTCGTAATCATCAAATTCTCTTTGAGCAACTTCTTCACCACTTGCTGATTCAATGGCCGACTTTTCAAAATTAAATTCTTCTTTTGAAGACATTTCAAAGTTTTCGTTAAGACCCATTATTTTACGTAAACGTAAAATCTCTTCATTTAATATTAATTTTTTCATATTTAATCTCATATTATTTATATAAATATCACAAAAATGGTGATAAAACCCATTTTCATTGAATTATTTTTTTTCAGTTATGTTGATTATTATATCCCACCCATTAGTGGATTTGGATCAGTCCATTCTGGTGTTGCCAAAATTGATAGGATTTCACTATAAGTATAAGGACCTTCTTTGGTTGTTAATGTTGAAATGAATAATGGTTGGTCACCTTCCCATTTTACAAAAGTTTTTGTGCCGTCCACTGATCTGCGAACCGTTTCTGATGATGTTTCTAAAACCTCTGTGAAGTTAATTTGATTTAATTCTGATACATTAAATATCATGAATTGTCTATTTGTATATTCTTGTGTTTCCATATTTTTTTATAATCCGAATTTTGTTTTTTGTGCGTCAAAGTTTTGAAGGACTTCTGATGCAGAGAGGGCTCGGTTATAACTTCTAACAACACCTATTTTACCGTCAAAATGAAGTTGATTATAAGTATAAAAAACACCAATTCTTGTAACAGCATTTTCCACATACGATATTTCTCTTATTACACTATTTTCTTGCACCCCATTTACATATAAAACATTTAAATTATCGGAACTTCTATGAGTTGCAACTATGTGATACCACACACCTACTAATGGTGTCCAAGATGTTGTTAAATATTGACCACTAATCATTGCAGCAATGTTTTGTATGGGACCTATTTGTAAACTAAAACCCGTGCCCCAACTTGGCATATTTGAAATAATACCATGCCAATTAATCATAACATCCGTATTAACCCAAGCTTCTTGTGTGATATCGCTATTTAATAAACCTATTTTATAACCAATATCTACATAATCATCAACACCATCAAACACAATGGAACCACCGTTGGAAGAATTGTATGTTGGGCTATTGGTTAGTATCCCGTCATTAGCACCAGCTAAATCATACCAAGTTGTCCCAGAACCAGGGTAAGAACCTTTTTGTGAAGCGTCCACATTCAAAACCAAACCATTGGTCACAATGTTATCAAGCGTACCGCTAACCATATTAAAAACACTACTCGCAGCAACCCAAGCAAGAGCTGAGTCAATTGTTGTAAAAGGTGCTTGGTTATTCCTTGTTGGTAATCCATTTATCATCCTAAGCACATTAGCATCAGTCATATCACCGCTTGCCCAGCAAACTGGTTTAGCGTTAGCCAATGTTGTCATACCCAAACTAAATGTGTCAGAGTAAATTACATATTGATTGGTGGAGTCAGCTCCATTAAACCAAGTTAACCCACCTGGGTTACTTGAGTAACTATCAGACGCAAGACCTATCTCTATCTTATTTTTCTTGATGGAGTTGTTGGTCTTGGTTGAGTTATTAAACGCTATTGGTCTTCTTGCCATAATATTTATAACCCGTATTTAGTTTTTGATGCGTTAAAGTTTTGTGTAATTTCAGAACCAGATAACGCTTTATTATAGAATCTAACGGCACCTATTTTACCGTTCCAGTAATAATCACCCCAAACATATGTATGACCACCAATCATAACATTATTAGACCTGTTTTGGTTTATCGTTGGGTTTACTGATGTTTTGGAGCCAGCTAATGTCCCGTTAATGTAGAAAGAACTTACAGATCCATTCCATGTGTAAACAATATGATACCAAATATTAGCTGTTGGAAAAGCGTTTACACCAAAATCCATATCATTTGTATGACCACCAGCTGTGTTCCAGTAAACTAAGTTTAAGTTTGAATTATCTTGATAAAACGCCCACTCCCAACTTGGGTATTCTTTTCCTATAATACCGTAATTACCACCAGATATTGTTGATGGTCTCATCCAAAAATCAACACTAACCGAATTAGTGTTATTCCAACTCAAATCATAACCACTATCAACATAATCATTAACACCATCAGAAGACATAATACCACTGTCGCTGGCGCTATATACTGCACCATTAGTTAATGTTGATGTAACCCCACCAGCTAAATCATACCAACTTGACCCAGAACCTGGGTATGAACCTTTTTGTGAACCATCTAAATTAAAAACCAAACCATCGGTAACAATGTTATCAAGCGTACCGCTAACCATATTATAAATCGAACTAGCTGTAATAAACTCCAACGCTGAAGCGATGGTTGTAAAAGGTGCCTGATTGTATCTTGTGGGTAATCCGTTAATTGTTCTAAGAACATTTACATCCGTTAGGTCACCACTAGCCCAGCAAACTGGTTTGGCGTTTGCAAGAGTGGTCATACCAAGACTAAAGGTATCTGAATAAATAACATATTGCGATGTTGAGTCCGCACCATTAAACCAAGTTAGCCCACCTGGACTACTTGCGTAGTTATCAGACGCAACACCAACTTCCACCTTATTTTTTTTAATGGAATTAGCGGTTTTTGTTGAATTATTGAACGCAATTGGTCTTCTTGCCATCTTTTTTTATTATAAATATTTACACTTTCCATAAACTTGCTATATTTATACCAGATGCATCGAAAAAAACAAAATAAAAATAATATAATCATGTGAATGAAAGCCTCTTCCTTTTGAAGAGGTTTTTTTTTGCCCTAAAAAAAACAAAAAAAGAAATGAAAAACACAGAAACTTACCACGAGCTGGTACAAAAAATGAGAAGCTTCTTCGTCCAAAGAGGATTTAAAGAAGTACCAACACAATCAAGATTATCAATCCTTGCTGCATGTGAGAACCCACACTCAGTTAAAACATTTGAGTACAGCGGAGAGATCTGGCCATTGCCTCAAACGGGACAAATGTGGCTTGAACATGAATTATTAATGAACCCTGAATGGGAAGGTGTGTTCTGCATCTCAACATCGTACAGAGAAGAGAAGAATCCGATCCCAGGTAGACACGAATTAATATTTCCGATGTTTGAATTTGAATCAAAAGGAACAATGGAAGACCTGATCAAATTGGAAGGTGACCTTTTGGCACATCTTGGATTTGCCGATTCAATGCATGAGGTGCAATACGAAGATGTATGTGAAGAATACGGTGGGGTTCCAATCTTGGAAGACGAACACGAATCAAGAATGTGGAAGGAAAAAGGAAACATCATTTCGCTTCAACATTTCCCAGTTAGAACAAATCCATTCTGGAATATGAAACATGATGAAGATGGAATCTTTAATAAGGTGGATGTTATTATGTATGGACAAGAGACAATCGGATCCGCAGAGAGAAGTTGTGACGTGGACAAAATGAAACAAATGTTCTACACAATTGAAAATGGTGGTTACGCCAACAAATTGTTTGAACTATTCGGCAAAGACCGTGTGGAAGCTGAACTTGAAAAGTTTTTGGAATTTAATTTCTTCCCAAGATTTGGCGGGGGAATCGGAATGACCAGATTGGCAAGAGCTTATGAGTTAATGAAGGGGGAGTAATCTCCCTTTTTTTTTGACTATTTATAGAAAAAAATTATGTCGGAAAATCAAGGCAACATCACGGACACATTCTTTAGCAAACTAAAGGAACAATCATTTACGATCATATTATTGGTCGGTATATTATGGTACCAGAATAATACATACAAGTCAAATCTTGCGGATTATAAAGATCAACTTGATAAAAGGGATGAACAGATTATGAAACTGGTTGATGATGAAAGACAAAGGATTATTGAAAGAAATGAATCTTTGATGAGTCAAAGGGATAAATATGTAGATGAATTGCTTAGTAAAGAGAAATAACAGGCTCTTTACCTATTTTAAATATATTTATCTTTAGATTATAAAAATTTTATGTACATTAATACACCTTACAAAATTGTCTATGATACTGAAAAGTATCCGTTTAAAGAAGTTCTAAAAGAAATCTTTGGGGTTAATAGTTTGGAAAAAATCCACCAACTTGAAAACTACGATTTATTATCAAGAGATAAGGATCAATCAACCGCATGGCACAAAGCCTACTATAATAACTTTGAGGAGAAACTCCAACCATTGTATGTTGAATTTGTTAAGCACCTTGCTGAAAAATTTGGTTACGATTCAATTATCTACCAAAAAATCCCTACATTCCGTGCACACTTGGTTAATAATCTTGGTGTTGGTGAATGGCATAAGGATAAAACCTATAACCACGGTGTTGACGAACTTAACTTTTGGTTACCCTTTACAGATACTTATGACACAAATACAATTTGGTGTGAAAGTATTGAGGATCTTGGGGATTACAGATCATATGAAGTTAAGTACGGTGAGATATTAGTTTTTAGCGGTGCTAACTTAATGCATGGTAATAAAATTAATACAACCGAAGATACACGTGTTTCTGTTGATTTCCGTTTGGTTGATCCAGCTAAATTTATTAATAACGAAAAACAATCAATAAACGGAATCACCAATTTCACAATAGGTGGTTATTTCGAACAAATCTAAATTTATTTGATTCCCATTCTCTCTTTTAATTGAGGGAGAAATCTTTGAATCTCAAAATTATCTTCATCATTATACTTGTTTTTGTAAGCGGCCTCATCTGGGTATGTTCTGCCCCATAATTTATATATGGCTATCTTTTCTTCTGTATAAGCTAAATCTCTGAATGTGTAATGGTTAATAACCATGTTATTCAACACCTGTAATTTTGTGGAGTATTTATCTGGTGTAATATTATACGGGTTACCCAATGAATCGGTGTGTAAATAATTTGATTTAATTGTACCCCAGTGCACAGATGGCAAGTGAACAAACGCTTCCTTCCTCATAAAACATTTTGTATGTCTTTGTTCATCCCATTGGGTTCCGTTATCTTTAAAACTTGATTTTGTTAATTTATCAACGATTAACTCCCCCTCACCAAGGGTGTAGTTTGAATTCCCCATTAATCTCCAGTTAACCCCGACTTGACCAATGTTTGATGCATATTTGCTCAACACATCTTTTAAATTGTTATCAGTTGGTGGGTATAAAAACTCATCAGCATTTAAATGGATGATCCAATCAGCATCAGCTCCTTTAATATGATTATTGGCAATAACCATTGAATGTGTTACCAAAGAAACCTCATTATCATATGAGTTTTCACCGTTATTGGTTTCGATTAATAGGTCTGTGATTTTTACAATACCCTTATCAACATAAGGTTGTAAAACTTCAAGGTAATTATCTTTGCTAAGGTGATTAGTTAAATAAAATTTATCAACCCCAACAAGTAGATGGAATTCAATCCACTCTTTTAGGTATCTTGCTTCATCTCTAAATTGTGATATAATAGCTACTTTCATTTAATAAAAATAAACTTATTTTGGTAAAAAGAAATATTAACCAACAAAATTTGTATTATAACCCATCTCACCGTTGTTGCTTTCGTTTTCAATCTTTTGAGCACTGGTCTTAATTTTAATATATTCTTTTAAATTATTAACTTTATACTTCCTGAGATCATAACCCAACATCTCCATTACAAATTTATATTTAGGCTCCGCTTTTGTTCGCATATTATGAAGTTCAGATGACATAACACTATAATATTCGTAATCATATGCAGCATTTGGCATCAAATAATTATAAAGTTCTTTTTTATAACCAGCTTCCAAATACTCCAATTCACTCTCATCAAATTTAAAAAAATCTAATATTTTTTTTCTATTACTTTCATCATTATGCATTAATAAATATAAAAGTCTATCAACACCATATAACTTATTATCTTTAGGTACATATCTTTCTTCTTCATTCCATGATAATACTTTATAAGGATCCACAGCTTTATCTTTAATTTGATTAAAAAAATACCTACGTTCAGTATAAAAATAAATTGGAATGTTATTCTTCTTTACGTAACTCATTAATTCGTCTAATTCATCTTTGTACATTTTACCACCACTTTCAATGGAAACATGTATTTCAATAATGTAATCGCTGGCGTTAGGTATTGTGGGTTTATCTAAGACAATCCTGTCTTCCAATTCCTTACTCTTTAAAGCGTTAATATAATCAGCCTTATCACTCCAATCGGATTCTTTAGAGGAGTATTGCCAATAATCAACAGGGAAACCTTTATATCTTTGATTTAATTTTTTACCATCCAATACAATCTTAACTGGGCTTCTGCCATATCCAGCACCTTTACCCTCACCACCTCTACTTCTGGTAGCTGAAAAAAAGAAAAACTTGCCACGACTTGTATTTAAATCAGAAGGGGAACCGATATTTGTTGAAGCGTGAAATTCATTCTGTTTTAATATATTAACTAAATTACGAATATACGTAAAATGATATAGGATATCGCTTAAACCTTCATTAAGACCCATCATCTTGCGCATCTTGGCGATTTCGTTTAATATATTTTTTTCCACAATAAAATTAATCTTCTTTAGGTCTATTTAAAAAATTTTTTAATCTATCATTACTATAGGTTAAACCAAGTTCCTTAGTTAGTTTTTCAAGGGCTGTAACCACTTGAGTCTTATACGGATCCATATGAGCTCTAACAAAAGAACCAGAACCACGATTAAACATAAAACCGTGTAATCGCTGGTCTATTTGACTAATAGCATATTTTTTCTTTTCTTCTGGTTCTGTTGGCATTCGGTCAACATACTGTTGATTCGATTCAACAAAATCAGTTACCAGTTTATTAAAAGCTTCCACAAATTCTCTTGCTTTTGTTGGACTTTCTTGCCAAACATCGTTAACGCTAACGCCTTTAACGGACAAACTTTTAATTATTGGTTCCATAGCTCTAAAACCGTCATCAATTATTTTAACAGAATCAACAAACTCATTTAAATTTTCATTAAGACCCATCATCTTGCGCATCTTGGCGATTTCATTCAACATATTCTTTTCCATAATAATCGATTATAAACATAAATACTTGAAACTTTTTTAAAATTTCCTATATTTATTGAAGACCTTGTGATTGGGTTCCATGCGTACTGGATGCGTTTGAGTTGGAATTGATGCCAACGATATGGACACCAAATACAAAAAAAAATATAAGGAAAAATGTTATACACGTACATTCATACTGTACCTGCGCCAAGTGCGTTCATCACAGTAAACAAACAAAGACTCCGTCAAGACGGAAAGTCGGTCTACATGAAAGACCAAACCGAGTTCGAGATCGAACTCTACAATCCCACAAAAGAAAAAATAATGGCAATGATCGAAATGAATGGTTCACCCATTTCAGATTCGGGCATCATCTTGAAACCAGGCCAAAGGGTATTCCTTGAAAGGTTTCTGGACAATGAGAAAAAGTTCCTTTACGAAACTTATGTTGTGAACAATAATAATCAAACCAAGGAAGCTATCCAGAACAACGGAAAGGTAACGGTTAAATTCCACAAGGAATCAAAAGCGAGACCAAGAAGCATAATCTACGGATCTGTATTTAATAGCTTTGGAAATGGTTTTGGTTCCAATGATACAACCGTTTACACTTACACAACAAATTACGAACCCAAAATTACAACCAATTTTTGTAATGATGTGATAGGAACCATAACCCCATCATCCAACAATATCAGCGCTGCCATCAACAGCAGCAGAAAGGTGGAGACGGGTTCAGTTGAGCAAGGTGCAAATAGTAATCAGGAATTAAAATCAAGTTATGGAAACTTTGAATGGTTTTACACATGGAGTAATGAATGGCAGATCATGCCAAACAGCCAACAACCAGTTCAAGCAAAGGATTTGGTTGATAGATGCACAAAATGCAACACCAAATTAAAATCAAACCATAAGTTCTGTCCAGAATGCGGTGAAAAGAACATGGGTAAACAAGATCCAGACGAATTCTTGCAATCATTGACAAAGGAACAGTTGATTGAACTATTAAGAACAAAATAAAATAAGCTTCACAAGGTCATAAATCCCGCCAAAAGCGGGATTTTTTGTTGTTTTTGGTGATATATATAGGAAAAAGCCCTATATTATGACAAATGAAGAGATTACAGAGGAAATCTACCACGAAGCCCACGCCAATGGCTTTATTGAAGAATTAAGACAAAAAATTGATGAGTTTAAGGTTTGCATCCATAATCACAAACTTCCGCACCATGAAATGGTCCATAAAGCATATTATATGGTAAAACCAGAGGAAACAAACCAAGATTTAGAAGTATTTATATAGATATGAGCGTTTTCGATCAATTAAAGGCCAGACATCCAGAAGTAAGGTTCGAACTTTACCCAACGGTTAAGAGTGACACCAAGCGTGTATACCTTACAGGATTCATGGTACCTTATAGTATGAGAGGAAAGGGACTTGGAACAAAGTTGATGGAAGACCTTATTGAGGTTGCCGATGAAAACGGATTTAAGATAACGCTTACACCATCAAGCAGTTACGGTGGCAACGTTACCAGGTTGAAAGCTTTTTACAAAGGATTTGGTTTTGTTGAGAACAAGGGAAAAAACGCAGATTTCTCACACAAAGAGGGTATGTACAGAGATCCAAAAGGGTTGAACGAACATTTAAGAAGATTAAAGCAGGTAATGGGTATTGTTACAGAAACAAGACAAGGAATGCTTAATTGGTTAAAAGACAAACTACCAAACACTCCTGAATATGTAATAAGGGATTGGGTTTATAAAATGGTTACACAATCAGATGATATAAGCACAAATGAGGGTATTACAGAATGGATTGATGAGTGGGTTAAAAATATGAAATGGGAAACTAAGACAAATTTTCCTATAACAATGGATATTTTTACTGATAATACAAAAAAACAGTTGGAAAGTAGAATTGGGGGTGAAGTAAGACAAGATGTTGACAAAGATACTGAAAGACACGGAACACAAAAAGAATTATTACAGAGTAAGGGGGTTTCCAAAGAACCAATTATTCTGTTTAAAACCAAAGATGGTAAATATGAATTAGGTGAAGGTTGGCATAGAACCACACAGACATTTATACAATTCCCCGATGGATTTATACAACCTAATGTGTATATCGGACTAAATGCCAAATGGCTAGATTAATTATTAACTTATAAATAACATGGGAACCGAATTAAAAAAGAAAAAACAGCTGATAGAAAGATTAAACAGAAGATTGCTTTCTGAATCTGAAATGGAATGCCCGAGAGCGGCCAAGGATATTGAGTTGAACACCAGAAACAGGGACAAGGCAATAAAAGCTGACTATATTCAATATGGTCCTCTTAATGTTGACGAACCAGCGGGTTACTGGGATGAGTTGGCCAATCACTGGAATACATCAGTTGAGGCGGCAAAAAAATCATTGTGCGGAAATTGTGTCGCATTTGATGTCTCACCAAGAATGGAAGAATGCATGCCAGGTGAAATTAGTGATGAGGATGGAAAATTGGGTTACTGCTGGATGCACCATTTTAAATGTCACTCAGCAAGAACATGCAGAACATGGGCAAAGGGTGGTCCGATAACTGATAATAAAATATCAAACGACTGGCAAGAAAGAAACCAAAACGATTAACATGGAGCAAATGGATTTGAATAGACTTGTTGAGGTGATGGTCTTTATCAACGATGATTTGGTAATCAAAGAAGGAAAAAAGAAGAAGGCCGACCGTTGTCTTAAGATTGCGAGAAGGAAATATGATAAGCCATCGGCTTACAGATCTGGTGCCATTGTAAGATGTCGTCAGGGAAAGATTTGGAAAGGTTTAAGTGAATCTGATATCAATGATGCTCCTGAGGATGTTAAGGATTTAATATATAAAGCTCACGATGCGATCACCAGACCAAAGGGAAAAGAATACGCCCCAGACGTTCACGAATTGCAAGATTGGATTAACAATCATATTGAACAACAGTCCCAGGGAATGGACGAGGCAAAAAAGACGGACTTCTCAAAGGAGAAGAAAAGCGGACTCCACGGATGGTTCTCAAGAAGGGGCGGTGGCGGAAGCAAAGGATGGGTTGATTGCAACACATGCAGAAAGGTTGACGGCAAAAAGAAATGCAAAGCATGCGGAAGACAAAAGGGTGAAACCAGATCAAAGTACCCTTCATGCAGACCAACGCCAGCATCTTGCGGAACACCAGGAAAAGGAAAGAATTGGGGAAAGACAAAGGAAGAGTCTTACGATATTATGAATGAAGCTGAAGAAAAGGAAAAGAAAAGAATTGCATTGTTGTTCATTGTGATCGACAATAAGGTATTGTTATTCAAGAGAAGCCCAGAGGAAACAACAAACGCTGGAAAATACGGAATGTTGGGTGGACACATTGAAAAGGGTGAATCACCAGAGGCGGCATTGAAAAGGGAAATCAAAGAGGAAGCGGGAGTTGAATTAAAATCCTTCAAGAAATTAAAGACATATGAATTGGATGGCGTTCAATTGAATGTATTCTATACAAATGAATTCGACACGGAGAATATCAAGTTGGATAAGAAGGAACATACAGGAAAGAAATTCTTCACACTGGAACAACTGGATGAGATGTCCCCAGAAGAATGCATTGATACAAATAAAGGAATCGCCAAAGATTACAACAAGAAGGCAAAAGAGGATAAACAGCTCAATGAAACCATTGAGAGAATGAAATCCATCATAGGTTTATAATTCAATGTTATTGAACGAACAAATATCGAAAATGAAAACAATTATGGGCATTTCTGAAGAAATGATAGAGATACCCAATGATAGCAGTTTAATGAATTTCTTTCATGGTGGCGACTTGGATGAGATCAAATACGATATACAACAAAAAACTGACAGGCAACAATACGGTTCTGGTTTATACCTGACAACATATTATGACGTTGCAAAAAAATATGCAAAGGGCAATAGAAAGATGTATTTGGTTTCGGTGCAAAAGGGCATGGATATAAACGATAAGAAGGTGGATATCGAAACTTTAATGCAATTCCTTAATCAAAGCTTCCCCAAAAAAACGGCACAGACCATACTTAATTTAGCTAATTACAGAATACACAATGATGGCATACCATTATATTTGGTGAATAACATATTAATAAACCACAATTACCTTAAAGGTCCCAAATCAGTTGCATGGAGAACGTTTCTGGTTGGTTTGGGCGTTGATTACGAGATTGTGGATAACGCTTTTGGTTATGGTGACACAATGATGGTTTTATATAACCCAAGTTTAATAAAGAATGTTAAACGAATTGAACCAAAGGATACATTGCCCACGTACAATTTAGCGAAATAAAAAGAAAGTTATCAGTAGGCAAAAATAACAACCCTCAGAGAGATCTGGGGGTTTTTTATTGTGGTATATGATCGTTAACGTCCTTTTTAACTTTTGATATCATCTTAAGCATATTGGTGTTATCGGTCTTGATGATGGTCTTTGTCTGAACAACTGGTTCTTCAATTCGCATCATGGAAACCTTATGGTCACCATCAGGCTGCTCATCACCACCGAAACGATTTTCATTTCTTCTCTCTTCCAGGATGGTAACCTTGCCGTTGGTCTTTTTGGCCTCAGCTTCCAGTGAAGATATCATGATAAGAATTTCCTGTTCCCTTTGAACAAATTTATTGGTGCAAGACATCTGACCATCGATGAGTTGATTGTTTAACTGCGTCACTCTTTGTGTAAGTGTTTGAATTTCAGCACGTTGGTTCTCCACCTTAATCTTTAGTTCTTCGGTGTCATGGGTTAATGAGTCGATAATCTTTGGCCCCACAGAGATGAAGGTGATGGAGAGCAATAGGAATATAAGCGCAAGCAGACGCTGGCCGACTGATAATTTTGAAAGGATCTCTGAGATGTGCTTGAACATGGTTTTTGATTTACATATAAATAGTCTGTTTACAGTAAACTAACAACTGTAAACATCTTATCGCGACAAATATCGCGACAGTGTGTCGCAATAAGATATCGTTTAAAAGGCCGATATTTCGGAATAAAAAATTCCCCAGAAATTTTTTTGAAAAACGGTTTTAGAATAAAAAGGGGGTCATGTTTTGAAAATGGGTCTTTCGCCAGAATGGGGGTACCGCTCGCAGAGGGGGTCCGAAATTTTGGAAAAAAAATACCTGGAAATTTTTTTTTGGAAAAAGTTCATACGGATATCTGAGCCCCCCTTTTGGCACGGGGTGGGGGG